AAAAAAAAAAAAAAAAAAAAAACATAAGGAATGAACATAAGCGAGGTATATGAGCGCATCCGAGAACGAGAGTCGGGCGCAAGTGCAGAATCACGTACACGAGCAGAGCTGCACATACAGAAGATTAAGGAACTCCGAGAGAAGCACAAGACGTTCATCAAGATGCCGCACACGAAAGCGTGTGACCTGGTGAAATACTGCCTTGCCATCGACAGAAACCTCGGTATTAACCGAATACATGAAAATGCGTTCGGGTTTATCTTCTTCAAGTATCAGTAACTAATTCTAAAAACATAAGGCAATGAGAACAAGAACAGCAGTGTGGTACGAAACCACGGTACGCTACGAGCGTTCAAAGGGTGACGAAAACAATATCACTACGGAAGCATACGCCGTGGACGCACTGAGCTTCGCGGAAGCGGAACAGAGAATTACAGAAGAGATGAAACCGTATTGCTCGGGCGAGTTTGATGTGAAGAAAATCGCAATCGCTCCGTACGCCGAGGTATTCTTCTCCGAAGATGAAGACGACGACAAATTCTTCCGTGCAACCGTCGCAATGATTACGCTTGACGAGCGCACCGGCAAGGAAAAGAAAACCAACGTAAACTATCTCGTTCAGGCGGGAAATATCGAAACGGCACGCCGATATTTCGTAGACGCATTTTTCAATACGGCAATGGAATACGAGATCAAGCGCCTCGTAGAAACAAAGATACTCGATGTGTTCGAGAAGTAACATGATTTTAAAAACAGCATAACAAATGGAAAATAACGAATACGAAGTGCTGCAAGTGCAGCATGATCAGAACATCGTTCAGTTGGACGCAGTAGAGCGTGCCAACGTAGACTCGCAAGTGGCAACGGCAAAGCAATATCCGAGAAACGTCACACGAAGCATCAACAACTCAATCGCTATGGCGACTATGGATGTAAATACAGCGCAGAGCTGCGGTTACGCCCTCCCTCGCGGTGGCAAGCCTATCACCGGTCCGAGCGTGCATTTGGCGAAGTTAATCGTATCTAACTGGGGCAATATACGTACCGAAACAAAGGTCGTTCAGGTTACTGACAAGCAGGTTATCAGCCGTGGTGCGTGTTGGGATTTGGAGAACAACGTGGCATCTGCTTTCGAGGTACGCCGTTCTATCGTAGGCAAGGGCGGTCAGCGGTATTCTGACGATATGATTACCGTTACAGGTAACGCAGCAAACGCTATCGCATACCGCAATGCTGTATTCTCTGTTATCCCAAAGGCTGTTACCGATAAGGTATATCAGGCAGCACAACACTGCATCACCGGCGACCTCTCTGACAACGATAAGCTGATTGCTACACGCAAGAAGTGCATCGACTACTTCAAGGACGAGTACGGCATCACAGAAGAGGAGGTTATAATGATTTGCGGAAAGCAGACCGTCAACCAAATCAAGGCTGAACAGATTGCTCTCCTACGCGGTGTTCAGCAGTCGCTTGTAGATGGCGACACAACCGTCGAAGAGCTTATGAAGCCGTACCGCAAGGAAGAAAACAAGAAGAATGTCGCAGCCAAAGCAGCTGAAACCGCAGTGGCCAATGCTGCGGAAAAGGAGGCTAAGGCATGATTACAAACCAAATAATGAAACGTCCGCTTGCCGACTTTACCGTTGAGCAGCGGACGAAAGACGGATATTTCTGTCTTACAGGGTTGCTTAACAACTGGAACCTAAAGATGGGAACCAAGAAAGAGTTAAAAGACTATTTTGAAAATAAAGCAACCCAGGAGTTTGTAAAAGCTCTTGCAGACGAGGAAAATCTACATGTGGACAAATCCCCCTATGTAAAATCAAAGGCTCGTCTCGATCGTGGTGGTGGAACTTGGGGGCATCCGTTATTGTTTATAGATTTTGCCATGTGGTTAAATCCACACTTCAAAGTCAAAGTCTTAAAATTCGTTTCAGACCAAATGCTTACATATCGCAATGAGGCAGGCGACGCTTATAAACAGCTATCTTCTGCCATGAGCAAAATCTGTACACCGCATCAGATGAAACGTTACATGCCCATTCTTGGCAAGGGGATTAATTATATAGTCGCAGGGCATCACGAACATCAGCTCCGCAACGAGTATGGTACAGAGGAAAAGCAGAAAGAGTATTTTGAACTTGAGAAACAGGTTGCAATGCTCGTCAATGAAGGCTTTCTTAGAACCCCAGAAGATGTCGCTAATTATTTGAGACGCAAGTTTCAGAACAAATACTTCTAAGATATGATAAGTACAGAAGGCAATCAGCGCGAAATCTCATGGTTTCGCAGTCGCTTCGGAAATTTCACAGGTTCCGAAGTTCACAATCTTATGAAGTCGGGTCGCAAGAAGGATGAGGTGTGGTCCGAAACGGCAAAGAGCTATATGTACAAGGTAGCCGCAGAACGTCTGTTTAACCCCGACTTCCTCAACGACGATGATGTGTTTGATGACTATCTCCATCAGACGAACTTCACCTCCAAGGCTATGCAGTTCGGTATTGAGCAGGAGCAGTACGCCCGAGAGACATACATCAAGCTCAACAACGATGTCGAGGTGTTCGAGGTTGCATCCTGCAAGCACGATACCATACCGCACTTCGCAGCCTCGCCCGACGGCATCGTAAGAGGCACGGACTTGAAGTGCCTGGAAATAAAGTGCCCGAACATCGCAACACACATGATGTATGTGGATAAGATACACGACGGCGCATCACTGAAAGAGGTCAAGCCAGAATATTATTGGCAGACGATGGCAGAGATGGCTTGCACCGGCGCAACGGAAACGGACTTTGTATCCTATTCGCCGTGGCTTCTGAACCCTATACATATCGTAACCATTCTGCGCAACGACGAGGACGTCGCGCTGCTTGAAGAGCGCGTGAAGCTCGCAAACGCTTTCGTGGAAGAAGTTATCAACAAGTCAAAATCCTAAAAATTATCATGGACGTAGTAGGAAAAATCATAGCGGCCCTGCCTCCCAAGAGCGGCACGTCGCAGTCAACCGGCAAGCCGTGGCAGGTCAACACCTATGTGTTGCAGACCAACGAGCAGACACCGAAGAACATAGCCTTCGACGTGTTCGGCGCGGAGCGTGTCGAGCAGTATAATCTCAAGGTGGGCGATATGGTCACAGTGTCAATCGACATCGACGCTCACGAATACAACGGACGCTGGTACAACCAAATCAGAGCATGGAACGTCGTGAACCATGCTTCGGCACAGCAGCCGACCGCACAGCAGGCACCACCTCCGACACCGCAGCCTGGCACCTTGTTTCCGCAGCCACCTGCGCCAGGAGCACAGCCCGCACCGTCAGCAGGAACTGACCAACTGCCCTTTTAACGTTCGCAAATACGTTCTGTGGGCACAAGCCAACCTAAATGCTATCATAGTAGGGTAGGGCACCTCCTGCCCTACAAACCAAGTGAACTACCCATAGGCTAAAGACCTATGGGTTTTACGGTACATTTTATAAAAGTCATTGTTATGAAAAACAGAATTTCCCTCGATTTGTCAAACATGGAAGCCTTTAAGGAGCTGACCAACATACAACTTGGCGAGCTTATGAGGGCTGTATTTGCTTACGCTTCCGACGGCACGATGTTGTCCGAGGATGCTGACCAAGCCGTTCGTGTCGCGTTCGCCTTTCTGAAGGCGGACGTGGACGCGGAACGCGACTCGTACAAAAGACGCTGTGAGCGCAACAAAGAGAACGCACGCAAGCGTTGGGCGAAGCGTAACAAAAGCAAAAGCGCACACAAGACAAGCACGCCTAAAGATGTGGCAAGTCCTGTATTGCAGGAAAAGACCGCAACGGTAGACTACGAAAAGCTCGTTGCCTACTGGAACCGCCGTGTGGATGAAACAAAGTCCTCAATGGCGAAAGTGCTCAACATCACACCCTACCGCAAGAAGCTGATCGAGGAACGACTTGCGGAATATAACAATGACAACAAGGCATTACAGAAGGTGCTTGACAAGGCTCTCGCAGACCCTTATCTTAACGGCAAAAACCCGTCAAAATGGGTTGCTGACTTCAACTGGCTACTAAAACCCGAAAACTTCTCACGGCTTGTAGAGAGCGGCATTACAGCTTCAAGCGAACCGAAACCGCAGGCTGTGAAGGTAACGATTACTGAACCCGCTTTGACAAGCGAACGTCTGGAAGCGGAACGACACAGAGAGGAAATAGAGTTCACACGCGCTGAGCAGCAACGTAACAACCTCCTTGCGGCTACCAAGGCTGCGGACAGTAACCCGAACTGCATCCAGGCAAGGATAGCATACAACGCCTACGAGGACGGCACACTTGCGAGACTCGGTATAGAATGGACTCCTAAAACATCAACCAATGGCACTGAAAGACGAAATACAGAAATGGCTAAGCGAGCATCCTGACGCAACAGTTGAGGAAGCGATATGGGCAGGAGCATACATCGAAATCGACTTATGGTGCAATAAAACAAAATGACAATGACAACAACAACCGGAATAATATTACTCGTAGCCTACGTCGCCTTTGTGGTAGGCTCAATCGGCTACACAATCGGGTTTCTTCACGGAAGCTCCGCAAAACATAGCGAATATAATGAACTTTAGCCTATGGAAGCAATGGATAAAGAAGCCTACGAAATCAAAAAAGACGGCATGACGCGAGCTGAACGCAGAGCGTACAAGCGTATGCTGGCGAAACAAAAGAAAACAAACTCATGAAAAAAGAAGTAAGAATACCGATTTTGGGTGTAATTGAAGAAAGCGAAACCTTTACTGGGAACGAACGCTATTTTCTTGACTATTACCCACATGGCGAAGGAGTTTATCTTGTAAAGATAGGTAGCTGTTCCAGGGAGTTACGCGATGTGCGCATCCGAAACGAAAAAACACCAAATGACAGAATAAAGTGCGATTTTGGCATATTCCCTATTTCTTCGTCGGCTATTGTCGAGGAGATAAAGAAGGAGCACGAAGCAACGTTAAAGGACTATATCGAGGAGTGTTGCGTCAAGATACTAACCTCGGTAAACGCCAATCGTGACGATGTGAGAAATGTAGACGAGAAAATGAGTGTCCTCATAAAACAACTTACCTCTGATGCCACATGCCTCAAAGAAGCTCTCAATTCTATCAAGGAAGATGGCGTTGCATCCGGCAACGGAATTAGCGAAAAGACTTTGCTTGGAGCACTGGAAATTGTAACAAAAAAAGGACAATAATATGGCAAACGGAAACAAAATTATCGCCTATAAAGGCTTTGACAAAGATTTTAAATGCCGAGGTTTTCAATACGAGGTCGGCAAAACATACGAAATGGACGGCAATATTGCATGTTGCAACCGTGGCTTTCACGCTTGCGAGTCGCCAATGGAGGTGTTCGACTATTATGATATGCTAACCTCTCGTTTCGCAGAAGTGGAACAATCCGGCAAAATGGACAAAGAAGCCGATTCAACAAAGACGTGTTCTTCGCGTATTAAAATCAAAGCAGAACTAAAACTTGCCGACATCATCAATTTTGGTGTTGAATGGCTGAAAGAATTTACTATGCCATCCAAGATTGAAACAAATAACAGTTGCAATAAAGACTACTCCGCTAAGATTGGTTCATCGGGCAACTCCGCTCAGATTGGTTCATCGGGCAACTCCGCTCAGATTGGTTCATCGGGCGACTACGCTCAGATTGGTTCATCGGGCAACTCCGCTCAGATTGGTTCATCGGGCAACTACGCTAAGATTGGTTCATCGGGCTACTACGCTAAGATTGGTTCATCGGGCTACTACGCTAAGATTGGTTCATCGGGCTACTCCGCTCAGATTGGTTCATCGGGCTACTACGCTAAGATTGGTTCATCGGGCAACTCCGCTAAGATTGGTTCATCGGGCGACTACGCTCAGATTGGTTCATCGGGCTACTACGCTAAGATTGGTTCATCGGGCTACTCCGCTCAGATTGGTTCATCGGGCGACTACGCTAAGATTGGTTCATCGGGCTACTACGCTAAGATTGGTTCATCGGGCAACTCCGCTCAGATTGGTTCATCGGGCGACTACGCTCAGATTGGCAGTAGTGGTAAAGATTCTGTCATAATGTGCGCAGGATACAACTCTAAAGCAAAGGCTGCTATTGGAAGTTGGATAACTCTTGCCGAATGGAAAAAGATAGAAGATGTATGGAAACCGATTTGCGTAAAAACAGAACAGGTAGATGGGAAGCGCATTAAGGCAGACACCTATTACAAATTGATAGACGGCAAATTTGAGGAGGTTGAATAAACATGGTAAACAAACAATACTTCCTTTTGGTTTTTGAGCACGGAGATAGTATGCCGACAATCATTTCGGCTGATACAATCTCCGCGATGTACCCAAACAAAAAGTATCAAAAACTGATTATAATCAGGAAGGACAGCGGCAGTATTTGTTTTAAAAACGTGGCAAACTTCAAAATAGTTTCTGCCGAGGAAATTAACTTTAACATGTAACAACAACAGATATGAAGAAAACAATCAAAGAATTTATTAACAGGCTGCGCGATGTGTGGGCTATCATACGAGGACGCAATTATGTTCTTATCCGCTACGACGAGAACACAAGCGAACAAGAGGGTTCCCGCACAACAAGTTTTATTCTTGGCGCACGTTGCCTTGGAATCAACGACAACGTAAATTATTTCTCCCGAGTAGATATGCTGTTTGACTTGCTGAACGATACGAACAGCATAATGATGCTTACAAAGGATGCTGACGGCACGCTGACTTACTGCTACGACTGCAAGTCGGAAGAAGATTTTGACGACTTAATCAATATGGAGGTGAAGTAATATGGAGAGTGAGATTTACTACATCAACATGGATGGCAATATCTACTTCAAGGTTGAAGATGGTGTTGTCTGTTCGCAAGGCAAGCAGACCAGCGTATCGCCCGACAAGCTCTCCGACTTCCTTGCAATAGCAAAGGAGTTAGGGTTTAGAACCGGGAAGCTATGAAAGCCGTACTGATATTAGACAATGGGAGAAAGATTGCCGTAGACATCTTGCCCCCCCAGATTGGAAAAATCCGCAGACCACGCTTTCAAGATGAATACGAACGTTGGTTTGTAGAGGAGTTTAACAAGGCGCAGCCACACCTGGTTCATAAGGTGGTGAAGGCGCACATATTAAGACACTAATAATACAACAAATATGACAGAAGAAAGATTTTACTGCGAATGCCCGAGATGTAGCGTTCACAACAAAAAGACACGGGATCTTGCATACAAGTTGAAAACTTTTAGAAATGCAGAGTTTGTGTTTAGCGAGAAGTTTACTCCTGAAATGCTTTTCGACCGTCTTAAAGACGGCGTTGCAAGACTCAACAACAACTACAAAGGCAGAGAGATTGAAGTCACGATGATGCGCTTCGGCGGTACAATCACATACAGCTTCAAGGACGACCCGAACAGCGACGCAAGCTTTGGTAGCATGAGCCTTCATCCGATAGTAACAACTATTTACAACATCAACAATTTTAAAACCGAATAACATGGGAATAGCATTATTTACCCTTTGTTTTGCCTGCGTTTGTGGTATGTGGTACTTCACTGGTAGAAATTCGATATACAACAAGTTGAAGGCGGACTACCGAGAGGCGCTGAAACTTATAGGCTTACAGCAGGCAATAATTGAAGCCTACATACGTAAATACGAATCAAAAGAAACGGAGCAAGAAAATGGAGAACAAGATTAACATTGCGGAAATACTCCGCGATATGCCAAAAGACACAAAGCTGTATTCGCCGCTGTTTGGCGAATGTAATCTCGATGAGGTTTGTACCTCTGACTGGAAAACATACCCGATTATTCTTTTAACCTCTGCGGATACTTTGGTAGGCTTTACAAAAAACGGACATTATGTCGATGGTTTTGAAGACGCGAAGTGTTTGCTCTTTCCTTCTGCCAAAATGCGTTGTTGGGACAAGTTCTTCAAGCGTGGTGATATTGTGTATAATCCGCCCAGCCAAATGTACGCTGTATTTGAGTGTTGGGCAAATGATGATTACACGGAGTTTAATACCACAATCAACTACTACAAAGACCACACCTTTGGCGAAGAGGAAGTTTGCGACACAGAATGTTTCGTAAAGGCAAATGATGAACAAAAAACATTGTTTATCGCAGCAGCAGAGAAGCATTACGGCGGCAAATACAACCCTGAAACGTTGCAAGTAGAGCCTGTTAAGGTTGTTGAACCTAAGTGTTCATTCAAGCCGTTCCAAGAGGTGTTAGTGAGATGCAACGAAGATAGCGTATGGCGTTGTGAACTCTTCTCTCACTACAACACATTCAATAAGCAATGCCCTTACGTCTGTTTATCAAGTGTCTACAAGTGCTGCATCCCTTATGAGGGCAATCAACATCTGTTAGGCACAACAAACAATTCCAAATAACGCTAATATGGCAAAAGACTTCTCACTTGCAAATGTTAAGTTCCGCGAGACAGGACATATCGCTTTTGCGGACGAGTATATCACATCGTATGTGTCAACGGACATCGTGCCAAAGATATATATGAGCGTGCACACTCCTCGTGACGCAACAGGGCTTGTTTCAGGCAAGCCCAAGCGTTACTTCCGCACACAATACAGCGCATGGGTAACGGAAAAGACATTTGTCAAGCAATATCAGAAAATAAGAGAAAAATTCTAAGTATGATAAATCTTTCTTTAGATAGACACGACTTCCTTTATGCAGTTGAGGGCTTCGCAAGTGGTTCTCACCTCCGACAGCACGTTTGGCAGGAGATTGTGTATAAGTCAATTCCGCAGATGTCAGACGACGATATGGACTACTTCTGGTTCTATATGCGACGCGACATCTTCGAGCGATACTTCTACGAGCTGAACGGCAAGAAGAACACGCATTTCGGCTACGAGGACTTTATGCACGCACTCGCTGCGCTACATCGAGGGAACCGCTACATGGTGACATTTTACAGCGAGATAGAGCACAAGCAGCTCCAAGCTCTCTGCTACCGCTTCGAAGGCGAATATCATCCGCTTTATCTCTACATCGGGGGCAAGGTAGTCGGCAAGACGAAGAAAAACAGCGGTTTGCAATCGTTCAACGCGTTTGTTCCAAACGAGTGGATAAAGGCAGTTGCAAAGCACAAGATGCCCGAAAACAGGTACGTTGAACTCGGCAGAGAAGAATGGTGGAACGACTTGAACATTTACGATAACTTTAAAACGAAACTATTATGATTGACGAAAAGAAAATACAAGAAGCAGCAATTATGAATGCTGATTATTTCAATCCGTGTCGTAGCACATTGGATAGAGAAGAAGCGTGTCGCGCCTCGTTTGAAGATGGCGTTGAATGGTTTAAGAAAGCTCTTTGGCACGACGCAAGCGAAATGCCCGAAAAGGGAAATGCTTTCATTTTCTTGGCAGAATCGAATAGTTCAAAGCATTATCATGTTGGCGTTGTGTACAACCCTATGGATTACGATAAAAACTGCAAATGGTGGGGCGTGATAGAATGGTGTTACATAGAGGACTTGCTGCCGAAAGGAGGTGAGAAATGAGATTTGTAAACCAGCTTTATTATTTGCCATCAGTATGTAATGTTATTCCAGACGCAGTAGCCTCCCCAAAGGATTACGGACAGGCGCTTCAAAACTCAAACAGAAGAAGAAAGGGTGCTAATAAATGATTAAACCAGAAGATTTGCGCATTGGCGATATTGTGAAGGTGAAGACGGTATCAGGCGCAGTTAAGTTGTGTATTGTTCAATCTTTAATGCAAGGAGCACGTGGTGCATCCGTTAAAGAGATAAACAACGACAATAATGGCTATACTATGGACATTAGCCCTATTCACCTTACTCTTGAACTCCTCGAAAAGAACGGATTTAAGGAGGAGCAGCATCAAAAGGAAGGTACTTCGGAATGGTACGACTTCTATCATTACGACCTCGGCATTAATGTCGTGTACGAGGTCGAAGAAAACAATTTTGCCGCCTACCTCGACTGCAAAAAGTTAAGAGAAATACAATACGCTCACGAACTCCAACATATCCTTTGGGCGTTGGGCTTGAACGCAGAACTAAAAGTATAAACGAGATATGAAATTTGGTATTATTGATTTTATGATGGCATCGCTTCAGGTAGCCTTCATCGTAATGAAACTCTGCGGAGCAATCAGTTGGTCGTGGTGGTTGGTTATGCTGCCCATTCTCTTGGTTGTAGTGTTTAACGTCCTCTTACTCCTTCTTTTCGTTTGTGCAGAGAAGTATAAGTCGCATCTACTCTTCAAGCAGTATGGCACCGACAATAAGTTGGCTATTCGCTTGAAAAAGATGCAGCAGGAAAGGGAGAATCTTATGAAGCAGAAGAATAAGTAATAATGTCTTAACGAAAATATAGAGCATGAAGAAGATTATGTTCAACGACAAGTGCGGCTTAACACAAGCCGTACTTGAATGTCGAAAGACGCAGACCAGGAGAATGCTAAATCCCACAATGTTTTTTCAAAGATTGGTGACCTGCGAAGGGTGGTCAAATGAGGACGTTCGCGCTTGGGAAAGGGCATGTAATAGACAACTCTACGAAGCTCAAGGATATATGCTTGAGCAGATGCTTGATTACGCATTGTCGTCTTCACGTTACAAAGTCGGCGAGGTGGTAGCTATGGCGCAAAAATATAAGGATATTGCTTTAGATATGCCAGTAGAACTTGCTGCGGAGTTGATAAAACAACCAGGTTGGAAGAACAAGATGTTTGTTAAGGCAGACCTTATGCCCCATCATATTTGCATCACCAACATCCGCGTAGAACGTCTGCAAGACATCAGTGAAGAAGACTGTCTGAAAGAAGGCATTTGGCGTGACGACAACGTAGGGCTTGAAGGTACAACGTATTTGTATCACGGTCTTGCCAATTCCTCGTTCAGAACAGCGAAAGAAGCCTACGCTGCTTTGATAGACAAAATCAGCGGCAAGGACACATGGGAGAGCAATCCTTGGGTATTCGTTTACGATTTTGAACTTGTAAAATAAACATTATGAACGAACAAATGAAACTGTACACTGGAACTAAGACAGTGAAGGCTATGCCTATGACAATGGGTGAAGCCTACGAGCGCAAGCTCTTGAAAGAGGATGTAAGACCCTCTGAGTGTGAAACGGATAAGGCTGGCTATCTCGTTGAGTACGAGGGTGGCTATCAGTCGTGGTCGCCAGCAGATGTATTCGAGAAGGCTTACAAGCCGTCAGAAACGTTTGTCAACAGAATGCTTCTTGAACTCGAAGACCTTGAAAAACGCATGAAAAAATGCGATAACTTTTTTTCTTCGGATGAGTTCAGTGCTTTAGACGCACTTTCTCGTGCTTTGTTGACTGTGCAAAGAGGGGTGATGGGGCAATATTACCTTGTCTTGGCAGACAGATTTATAAAGGCAAATAAGATGAATTTTAAGCAATCTAATTTTACATTCGGCACGGCAGTACTTTACCTTAAAGCAGGTATGGCTGTCCGCAGGGCTGGTTGGAATGGCAAAGGTTTATTTGTTGTCAAGCAAGTACCTGCTCGTATTTCAGCCGACATTATCCCTAACATGCAGTCACTTCCTCAGTCTGTCAAAGACATCATTATGGCACGTGCTGAACCACACATCGCTTACACTAATCAGATGCTCATAATTCACCCAGACGGACGTGCCGACTCTTGGGTTCCGTCTTCGAGTGATGTATTTGCAGAGGACTGGGAGTTGGTAACTGAATAATAACTCTCTCCCCAGTGACAGTGGGGAGAGTAAAAAAGAAGAGAAATATGTTAAAAAGGAGCGAATTTAAAAGAGGAGAATTTCTTGTAACAAGTGATGGAAGTATATTTATCCATGATGGCTATAAAAATGGTGACGGATATGGGTGTTTGATTGGTATGGGTTCCAATGGTGATATTCAAAAGCAAAGTGATTAGGGAAACTTTATGCGCTACCCAATAGACCATGTAGCATCAGATAAAGAAATAGACCGCCTTATGCGAAAAATAATGTACGCAGAGCATATTACAAATTACTAATTATCATCACACAGGTATTAAATTTAACTATAGTTAGTATGGGAATGACGAAAAAGCAAAGAGATAAGATTTGGGGTAACATTCCTTGTTCTTTTACCAAAGAAGTACTTCTAAAGTTACCTTGGACAAAAGATGAGAGTTGTAATAGGGATTACAAAACAGAAATAGATACCTATAAATATGTAAGCAGATAATATGGACGAACAAATTCCATCGCATCTTATTCCTGTCCTCGAAGAATATGAGCGTCAAAACTTCTCTAAAACAGAGGAAGCATTCTCCATCAATAAAGATGGCATGTCCCGTGCTGAACGCCGGGCATGGAAGAGGAAACTAAGTAAGTCAAATTTAAAGTCTTCAGTCAGTAAGTTCAACCAAATGAATAAAGAAAAAGCTATTGAGTTGATAAAAGAGGTTAAGGATAGCCTCTTTCTTACAAAGGGTTTATACATGGGCAAAGACGAACATCTTATAACATACATAGACTTGAATATGCAAAGATGTGAGCAAGCTATAAAAGAACTGGAGGGTTAATATGACAGAAGAAGAAAATTGGAAAGATATTGTTGGTTACGAAGGTTTATATCAGATTAGTTCTATTGGTCGGATAAAATCACTAAAAAGATACAAGGTAGGTAAAGAACGTTTAAAGAAACCATCTATTGGAAGAGACGGATATGAGTATATTATGTTATGGAAGGAGAATAAAGTTAAAAGATTTTCCGTACATAGACTCGTTGCGTCTGCTTTTATAGAGAATGCTGAGCATAAGCCAGAGGTTGACCATATTGACACAGATAAAACAAATAATAACGTAGATAATTTAAAATGGGTTACAAGAATAGAAAATCAGCACAACCCATTGACAGCAGTTCGCGTAAAGAATCAAATAAGACATCCGAGAAGCGAGGAAACAAAACGGAAAATTGGGAAAAGATGTTCTGTGCCAGTTTTTCAATACACTTTAAATATGAGATTCGTAAAAGCATACCCTTCTGCTGCGAGTGCAGCCAGAGATACAGGAATATGTTCCGAGTTAATCAGAAAGTGTAGAAGAGGTTTTTATAAACATGCAGGAGGTTATATATGGACATTTAATAAATTGAAGGAGGAATAAGTTATGAGAACAATCAAATTCAGAGGCAAGCGTCTCGATAACGGCGAATGGGTGTATGGTGACTTACTCCACTTCGTAGACGGAGTATACATAAGCAACGACAACGGAAATAACATGGCGCAGGTATACCCCGATACGGTCGGGCAATACACAGGACTGAAAGATAAGAACGGCAAGGAAATTTATGAGGACGATATTCTTGCGCATAACGGCAAGAATATAGGTTTCGTAGCGCATGATATGCGCTGTTATTGTTTTGATTTAGTGTGCACCAAAACAGCAAACACAAGTACATTTTCGTTGCACGATACTGTTGTCAACGATCACGAAGGCGATGTAGAAATTATCGGCAATATTAACGACCCAGTATAGTTTTGAACCTAAAAATAAATAAAACAATGAGAAAAATTAAGTTTAAGGCTAAGCGGCTTAACGATCAAGAATGGGTTTATGGATATTTCTATAAGGAAAATTATAATACATACATTATTGAGGACTGCCAACAGGAAAGCATGTTGAATAGAAATATTCCCTATAAGGTAAACCCCGATACCGTATGTCAGTTCACTGGCTGTGTAGACAAAAACGGCAAGGAGATATACGAGGGTGATGTCGTAGAAGTTGCTTTATCTTTATATATTATAGCGTGGTCCGAAATGTTTGGTGCTTTTCGATTGAGAGAAGATGCGACAAAGGACAGTATAGCTTCTTCTTTAGGGGCAGATTTATGCTGTTATGCTGTTGTCAAGGGCAATATTCACGACGACCAGAAAGGAGGCTAATATGCAGGAAACAACGATAACATTTAGGGTTCGGGTGTCTGACGATGAAAGACACGTCGTAATTACAACCCCGACAAGAATAGGGCCTATAAGTTTTAATGTCTTCATAGGTATCGTCAGAAGCCTTGCAGATTTCGTGAGCGAATGGAACGAGGAACACAAACCCGAAAACAGAGAACAATGACACAAGAAGAGGAGAATCGGCACATAAAGAAGCTGGAAGACGCAGGGTTTGACTGCGGCAGCAGCAGGTCAATGCTCGAAACTATACAGCTCTTGAAACTCTCAAAAGGAGAAACACGAAAAATTTAATAAAAACAAGCAATAATGAAACAGGCAGATTATATCAGACTGACGGCGCAGATTGCCGTGCTGAAAGAAATTGCCGTTGATTACAGCGGCAAGACGATAGACAACATCATACAACAGCTTGAAGCAATTAAAAAGGAGGTAGAGAATGATTAGAGTAAACGCATACCGCTGTTCGCACTGCGGAAAGCTGTTTCTTACGGAAATACGTTGCATAAAACATGAGGAAAAGTATTGCAACAAATCTCCTTGCAATATCGCAGCTTGCTATTCGTGCAAGTGGTACAAAGAAACGGAGCAAACTACGACTATTACAAGGACAGGGGTCAATCCGCTAACAGGGTACGAATACGAAAAAGAGGTTCGCATAAATCTATGCTTGAAGCATCACAACGCCAAAATGTTCAACTCGTTTCATGCGTCAGAAGAACTTGTTGAGGATGCTGAGAATGGCGGTCTCTGTATCATGCCGACGATGGAAGAAGGCTGTTTGGACTATAAAAAGAAAAAGAAAGAATATGAAGATTAGAAAAACAAAGAAGCGTTACAAAACCATGTTTCGGACGCAGTATTGCTGCACTAAAGTAAAGTTTAAAAAGACAAGTACATCAATCGAAACATGGCCACTCCCATACGGCGTATTTGTTACGTACGAGGTGCGTACGTGGTATCGTAAAAGAGAACTAACAACTCGATACGTGCGCATAAGAATTGCGCAGTTAAAAGTAAAACATCATTCAAAATCAAATAACAATTAATAATGGAAATAATCAAAGAAATCAAAGTTCCTACAGGTGAAATCTACACCGCAAAAGGAGACAAAGGCGTGTTGGAGTTTCTGACAGTAGCCGACTACGGAAAAGACGCAAACATCAAAGCCGACTTCCTCGGCATAACAAGAGAGCTGAATGGTGTGCCGAACGGAACACCAATGCCCCTAACCGAAAAATGGGTAATAACAATCTCTACCCAGTACGGCTGCTCAATGAACTGCAAGTTCTGCGACGTGCCGAAAGTCGGACCGGGACGCAACGTAACACTGAACGACCTGCGCAACGAGATAACAACGGCGTTAAGTATGCACCCAGAGGTTAACCATACCAAGCGTCTTAACGTACACTATGCGCGCATGGGCGAGCCGACATGGAACGAGGCTGTAATCGAACACGCACGTTTCTTCTTGCGTGATGATATTATTCCCTACATCGGAAATTCACTTGTACATCCTGTAGTAAGCACAATGCTCCCGAAGCATAATTGTAACTTGTATGATTTTATCCACAAATGGGTTAGAGTTAAGAATACCGACTACAACGGAAACGCAGGCTTGCAGTTCTCCATAAACTCTACTGACGACTCACAGCGAGAATACCTATTCTCGGGAAACGCCTTGCCATTGAGAGATATTGCAGAACTTGCCGACACACTTGAAACTCCGCGCGGTCGCAAGTACACTCTTAACTTCGCACTTGCTGACGACTCAATCATTGACGGCAAGGTGCTTGCTTCGATGTTTGACCCACGCAAGTTTATGTGTAAGATTACACCGCTCCACCGAACAAACAGCTGCGAAGCCAACCATATTCAGACAAGTGGAGGTTACGACTCGTTTGTGCCGTACAAGAAAGTGGAAGAGGATTTGAAGGCAAACGGATTCGATGTAATCGTGTTCATTCCGTCGTATGACGAGGACAACGGACTGATTACTTGTGGCAATGCAATCCTGTCCGGCAAGAAGCCGACATCAAGCTACAAAGAAGTGGTATTTTAATCTGATAAACAAAAATGAGCAAAAAGAAAATATACATATCATCACCAATCACAGGGCATAACCTCAACGAGCGACACAAGTTTTTCGCTCGGATTGAAACAGAACTGACAATTCTCGGCTACAAGGCAGTCAACCCGATGGCTAAATCAATGCCCGACTCTGCGCCGTACACAGAGCACATGAAAGAGGACTTACGCCTGCTCCTCGGCTGCGACGGCATTGTTGTACCGAACCGATGGCGTTGCTCAAAAGGCTGTGAAACGGAACGTCGCGTGGCGGACGCTTGCGGAATACCCGTCGTAGGCGTGATAGGCGAAGCGCACGATTTGCAAATCTTAAACGCGATATAAGCATGAGCACAAGTCAGTTAATAAGCCGTACTCCAAGAAGGGCGTATATTATCGCGCCAAGTGTAAAGCAGAAAGAGGAAATACTAAAGAGCATTGACCGCTATTGTTCGCTGTATTACATCACAATGGGTTCTGCATACAACATTGCCCAAACAGCGATGATAGACGCTTACAACGCGATTAAAGAGGACAAAAAAATATACCGTCAGCAGACAAAGCAAAGCATCAACAAAGCTCTTGCTGCTTACAACACATGGGATGTGAAGATGCGCTTTGTCCTCGCCGACCGCTATCAGCTTTGGCTTGACCTATCCGATGCGTCGGAAGCGGAACTGAAACCGCTCGTTACAACACTCTATTACTGTATCGACAACTACTTCTTGAAGAACAAGGTGCCGAAAAGTAAGATAATCGCCCGTATGGAGACGGCAATGGTGCTGATAGATATTGCGGTAAACCTGTTCAGAAACCTGTTTGACAATATTCAGAAGAAGATAGGAATGGACTTGCGCCAGGCGTTCAATGAAGGCAACGCACTGGAGTTGCAACGCAACTGGAACAACGCCATGCAGTCAGTCATAAACGCAATACCAGGAATGCCCGACATTGACATCAACGATGATGCGGACAGCGTTCAGGCGGCGAAGAATATCGTAACGAAAATCTCGAACGAGGGTATCTATGACCGCGCAGGAGAGTATGCGTTACAGGTGAACCCCGAATATAAGCCAGAGGATTACGGAGAATAGGTTAATATCAACCGCGCACGGACAGCAGGAGTGAAATCTTGCTGTCCGTGCGCGGTTTTTGTCATTTGTCTTGCAACGTAAACGCCCGACCGTACAGCAGCATCGTAAGAATAATCAGCGTGTAGTCCGCAATCTTTGTTGCTTCGGAAATACACAGCGTGCCGTGCCCAAGCCTTATCAGAATAACTCCTGCAAGATACAGGAACGGTATTCGCCACACCCAACCGAATTTGAAAAGAAAACTCGCCGGCAGTAAAACGGCAGGCAGCACGATATACGCAAGCGCATAAACTGACACAACCAAAACGGCGTTCTCGTTCAGATCCAAACCCATTGACGCAGTGTTATGGTGAAACCAATACACGCCGAACCAGTGTAAAACCATAAGGAGTATAGGTATCGCTCTTATGCCGATTCTGTAAAACCAGAACAGCTTTTCGGCAAGCGTATTTGTCTGTATTGTTTTCATACCGCTAAATTTATCTTACGTGATTAATATATTCTTTAATTCGGCAATATCATCTGTGGTAATGGCTATACTCTTGTTGCTGCCAAACAACAAGGCAGAGATAATGCCATCAGGCATATCAATAGAGATACATCCATCGCCTATTGTGCCATGAAGAACCCCAATATCAAAAGGCTTTTTCTCCATCGCTTTCAGTATTTGCATCGCGTCATCGAAAACAGATTCCGCATCAACAACTCCATTTTCATCAGCGACAAACAGGGATAGATTGTCAATTTTATCTTCCCATTTTTCCTTGTTACGACAAACGATATTGTGCGCTGCTCGTTTCATATACACAGAAGGTATGGCAAGCGACGGATTGCCTTTTATCATGTCGTCAATTCTTGCGTCTATCCAGGTTTCTATTGACGGCGCAAGACGTTCTTTCAGTTTTTGTAAGTTCATTTCTTGTTCCCTCCCTTCTTTGCTCCTTGAACCATAGCGAGATATTCCTGCCAAGTCTTATCACTATGGTTTGTCATATAATCGTTAAGCATAGCGGACTTTTGTTCCTCTGCTTGCGCTACTTCTTTTCTCAGTCGTTGCATCAAAGATAGATGTTTCTTCAATGCGTCTTGTCCTTGCTGAGTGCTTTCAATACGAGGACGTATGATGCGCAATTCCTCGTCTTGCACCAGCTTAGACACATATTGCAAGCTGTCAACGTATTCCTGATTCTGCATCAAGTACTGACGTTGTGCGCCCGTAAGATTGTCTTCAATCTTGTCAATCTCATCCCATAAAGGGGTGGGAGACTGCTGTGCTTGCATATTGATAGATGCTCGTTTCTGCTGTATTGCCTCATACATCTTCTGTAGCTCGGCATCCATCATCTGCGGCTGCTGCTGGCCTGTACCCATATCCAATAATGGGCTGTTTCCAAAATTCATCATAATCAATATCTTTAAGTTGGTGATATGTTATAGAGAAGTGAGAGGGTATCCACCAACGAGGGCAAACACCCCTCACCAACTCATTTCTTTTTAGTCCTTTTTACAGACTTCCTTGCTGCTCTGTTACGCTCCTGTACTGGGAGTGGAGGGAGCGGTGCAATTACAGCCGTAGCTGCCGTAGCCCGAAATTACTGGCGTAGATGGGAGTACCAACTGACCACGAAGACAGTTACATGTCTTCTCGTTCACGTAAGCCATCATCAGCTTCTCCTTGTAAGGAGTGAGGGCCTCCATCACGGCCACCTTCTTGTCGAGGTCGCAATACTTAGCTTGCAACGCATCGTACTGATCTCTCTGATTCTTGTACAGACCGAAGTCCGCATCAATCTGAGACTTGTAAAGACCGAACTCAGCCTGCATAGCGCGGCGGTTCTCAGCGTTGATAGCATCGTTAGCGCCCTTGTACATAGAGAACTTCTCTGCGATGTCAGTCTCACGCATAGCATAGAACTTGTTAGCTGTGTCGAGCTTCAAACCGAACATATCGGTAAGCAGCTTCACCTCATCAGCGCATTCCTTCTCCATTACCTGCAAGGCGGTTGGCTGATTAGAACTTGCGCCAGCCCCATAAGCGTTGATGTTTACATTCTCAGGCATATTGCTGCCACCGAGAGAACCGAAGACACCACGACCATTGCCATTAAGCAAAGCTAAAGCCAAGCCGCCGATACCAATACCAAGGGCTGTTCCTGCCAAGCCCTTGCTGGCATACTCATCGTGCTTCTTCCCCTCTTCGTAGATTTTCTTCTCTACTACTTTTGCATCTGTCATTTCCATAATACAATCTTTTGAAATCCTCAATATTAACTAACACTATTTCGTAACGTTACACCGCAAAGTTAGCGAGTTACGACGGATAACGCCATAACACGCTCAAAGATTTTGTATTACGTTGATAATCAGGTATATAAGGTGATAGTCGGTACTATCACGCTGTAAAATATTCTTTCCAATGTTTGAATAATTGGAAAGAAATGGAAACAAAAAAAAGAGAAGCCTCTTTACTTGCCTCTCTTGTGTTTTAAGAAGTGAAGAATATCCCACTTCTTCCAGTATCGTGTGTGTCCGCGCTTCTTGCACTCACCGTTCGGTATCTCGCCGCGCTTTACCATTCTGTTGAGTGTCGCGTCGCTAACGCAGAGCTTGTCCTTCACTTCCTCTGCGCTCATCATCGGGTTGAGCATATTAGGAAGGATGTCCTGACAGAGTGTTTCTATGTCATCATCACTCATACCGCAAGCCGTCACTTTCTCGCCGTTGCGCTGCTGCTCGTCTGCCTTAAAGCATGAATTGGCAAGCGATTGCAACAACGTACCGAGCATCTTGTAGCCGAAAATCTTTCTCATAGCATTCCGTTTTAACTGAACATTCTTTTGCCGAGGCGCGACTTGCTACAGAACCAGTCAACAGCTCCGTAGATATATAACAACAGCGTAAACGCCATGATTACAAAGTGTGCCATTACCATCTCGTTTGTTGTGTACCAACTCCAGTAGACAAGGTGTATGGAGTTGACACCGAAGAAGTAGAAGAACGGTATGCGATACTTCCAGCACAGCCAGAAGAAGCGCGACGCAAGAATAATAACCATCGGCAGTACATAGACCATGATGTATATAAATGTGTAGCACGCCCAATTTGCTCTGTGCACGGCAAACATCTCCTTTGGATTGCGGCTAAAGTCAAACACTCCGTACATGTGCGCCGTCATTATGAGTATTGGAACCCACTTGCAGAACCAACGGAAGAACCGCAGTATTCTGCGTGAATACTGATTGCCGGACTCTGCCAGCAAAGACATAATCTCCGATATGTCCTTACCCTTCACAAGAGCAAGAAACATCCTTTTATCATCCTCGTTCATAGTGATTTTTTTGGTTTAACGTAACGCTGATTAGTTTTTGCGTTGCAAGTTAGTTATTTATTTTCAAAGTTGTATGCGCCGTCACTTATATTTATATTTATTTAAACTCCTTGCCTATCTTCACAGACGGGCAAGGCTCCTGAAAACAAATCACCTTAAACTAAAAAACTAATAACTAACCAATCTACATATTATCTCTTTCTGTGTATCAGCCAAAGCAGCAGTGAGATTAAACATAGTACCACTGCTCCGACCGCTATCTTGCCTACGAACATCTGCGTCCGCTCCCACCATGTCGCCTTACGCTCAACTGGCACCGGCACTGGAATTGAGTCCGCTCGCAGGATAGACTTGTATATTGTGTCCGTCTTAACGCTCACCCTGTCACGCCATTTGTACACATTCTTTGTCTTATATATCGTATCTCCTATCATGTAGCTCTCGACATAGATAGAATCATGTACGCGGAACGTATCTGCTTTGTAGTTGGTCTTATACAGCGTGTCCGTCTTGTTGATTACTCGCTCCAACACAACAGGTTTTGGAGTTGTGCAGCTCGTCACCACAAGCAGGAGCAGATGCAGCATAGAGCCGACGATGATAGTGAAGCCGTAGCGACAAATATCATCCCACTCAATACCCGGTAGCTTATAACGCTTCCATTGATAAATCTCACGCAGCACCATTACTGGCAGCGCAAGAACGCCTACGAACACCGAAGCCACAAACCAACCGATTGCGCCTTGTCGGTTTCGCTTATCCTCGTCGTAGCCTTCATCGACTACACCGAGCTTGTCTGCCTTGTAGAAAATAAAGAGCGTTGTCGCTCCCAAGATGATGCAGTTCAGTAGCATCAGAATTTCTCTTATATCCATATTCGTTAATTTTTATTGTTATCCACTGCATCCTCCACCGCTTCGCCGATGTCTTTATTCTTGCTCTTAATAAGCGAAATAATAAACCGCTTGATAGAGAACGTGTTTTTGATGCCGTGCAATGCGCATACGTGTCCTACGATGCTGTCAATCTCCCAGATGCACCCGAAGCCCAAACCGATAGCCGCTGTTGTTACGTGGTTCGCCCAACCGAGCGGTTCGAAGATAGCCAAGCCGAGCACCGAGCCGAGTATGAGATATGTAACGTAGTCCACCGCCTTGTTGCACGTTCTTCTGCCTGCTCTCGAAAAACGGAAGTGCTCATGCTTTTTTAGGCTCTCCGACACACCAAACCAAAAGTCGGCGACGATGAGAACGACAATAAGAACGAGCATCCAGCGTAAATCAAACAGAGCGGTAAGCGCTTCCGTGCTCATCGTACCGACCACGAAAGCCTTACCTGTACTTGTAGTGATATTTCCTGCCATTTTATATTGTGTTTTCGTGTTATTCTATTGTTATCCAAATCTGTTCTCCTCTCTCGTCAGCCGCCTTTAGGATAGGGTAGAGCTTGCGGAACGTTGCCGTTGAGTTCAGCACCTTGCCTTTCTCCTTGTTCTCGCCTACGAGGATGCAGCCCTCCGTGTCCTTCGCGGTGTTGCCGCAGTGAATAAGTACACCTTGGTAGCCGGGCGTATTGCACAGCCTTGGTAATCTGCCTTTGCAGAACTGGTACTGCGGTCTACCTCCGAAGCGCGGCGATACCGTCTTCATGTCGACGAGGTATCTGCCTGTCGGTATAGCCGTTTCGCCCTTGATTTTAACTCCGCATATCTGCGCAACGCTCATGTTGGACGTCAGTCCTCTGTCCTTATCCTCAAGAGTGTCGCAGACGTATGCGCCATCGACGTACATCTTGCCTATAGTGTACGCCTCCTTCCTTGCTATTCGTTTTACCTTGATTTCCATGTTTATAGATTTAAATGAATAATGTTGTTACGATGTTGAGTATCGCGCAGCACTCGGCGATAAACAGCCAGTAGCGGCGCTTCCAGATGCAGAGCACGGCTGCGAGTACGGCGAACAAAACTGTAGGCAGGGCGTTGATGCTGCACGCCCATGCCACGCTTGCTATTGCCGACGTGATAGCTCCGCACTTGTGTATTGTGCGCTGACTCTCGTCGAGGTACGCAGGAGCTGCGCCTACAAAGATGATGCCCACACAGGTAAGGAATGCCATGCACTCCAATCCACCGGCTTCGAGCATGAGCGGCAAGAACGACGCTCCGAGTGCCGCCATGAGCGCAGGAAAGAGCCAGTCCTTATCTGCGAGGTAATATACCTCCGAGAGCATCGTAGGCACTCGTTTTGCCACGCAGCAGCTAAAAACGTACAGCGCAAGAGCGATGAGTATAATGATAGCTAATGTCATACTACACCTCCATCTTTAACTGCGCAGGATAACCTGCCGTGATGTCATACTTCTCCACCTCCTCGATGGTCGTCAGCTCGCTCACAGCTTTCTTGTGTGCTGCCGTTACGTTGAAGCACTCGTACGCGTAGTTCTCAATGCTACGCATGAGCATTTCAGCTTGTGCGCACGGCATCGTGAAAGACATGCCTTTCATCCATATTGAGATATTTTCCTCGCCCAACGCTACCTTGTCGGCGATATTCTGTCGCAAGCCCATGCGCTTATCGACATTCGGAGATGATGGGTCGTCTTTGCTCCACGGAATGAGCATACCGTTCAGATAAAAGCCGTTGACAGCAGAGGATTTGTCGTAAGCGTCTATCTCTGCTATCTTCAACTGCTTGGCTATCTGGAGTGCAAACGCTTGCATCTCCTTGCCGAACGCCTCGAACTCGGTCTTTACCAAATCTTCGCTAAACGTAGTCGTCGGTACGGTACACTCCCAGCATTTGTAGGCGTCTGATTTCTCGTCAAGCGTCTCACCGATATGGTATATCGTAATGCCACCAAGCTCGTACTTTTTCTTAAACTTGTCAGCAGGTATCAGTGTGCTGACGAAATAGATTTTTGCCATGTCTTTACTTTTTAAGTTTGTATTTATTTTTGATTTTAATCTTCTTCATATTCACACAGTACACCATCTCCTTGTGCGGCATCATGTACCATGTCCTACGCCTTATGTTGTACGACGTGCGGTGCGCTATCAGCCCCAGCAGGCTGTTTATGCGATTGGCATATCTTGCCAAATCTTCGGCGGACGGCTTCGCACATTCTCCGAACTCGTCTATCACGCTAAACAGATGCTCCGTCGTTCTGCTACTTGGCAGCGTGCGATATGGTCGTATCATTACGCCCGTAAACCTGACTCCGCTGCTTGCGCGTTGTAGGCTTACCTTTCGTGGGTGCAGCGTCAACCCGAGCCGTGTGCGCAGATATTCTCTCGCCCATTGGAGCGTAACGTGCAGCGCCTTCCTGTCTGTATGTATCGCTACAAAATCATCAACGTAGCGCCCGTAGCCTCCATTATCGTCTAACCTCTCTATCATCATTTTGTCGAAGTCGGCAAGAAGGAGATTTGCGAGCAACTGACTCGGAAGATTGCCGATAGGTAGTCCTCTGCCTTCTCCGCAGGTAAATAGCGACTTGTTCGCAGACAGCTTATCCCATAAGGTGAGGTCGCCCACTTTTATGCAGCTCTCTGCCGGATCATGCAGCACCACCATTCTCCACAAGTTCAGCCACCACTCAATATCTCCACCTTTGTATTTCTCTCTTATCGTTCGCTCGAGGAGACCGAACAGCAATCTGCGGTCTATGCTCATAAAGAAGCCTTGCAGGTCGCACTTCAATATCCACGCCTCCTGCGTGTAGTCTTCTGTTACCCGTTCTATTTGTGTTCTCACGTCACTAATGCCGTAGTCCGTGCCCTTACCCTTGCGACAGGCGTAGGCTCTATCCGTGAGTTCGCCATCGAGGAGTTCTCCGAACTTCAGCGCAAGCAGGTGATGTACGATGCGGTCGCGAAACTGAGCGCAGAATACCTCCCGTAGCTGCGGGTGCGTCACGCAGAACGCCTTGCTTTTGCCTATTCGGTACGTGCCGCTATTTAGCTCGGCGTAAAGCCGGTAGTTGTTCTCTATGTAGTTCAGCGAGTATTCGAGATACCCATACGTCGAGCCTTTGTGTTTTCGGCAGTCGTAGTATGCAGCATACACATCTTCCAGTGAGACATACTCTTTTGTGTTCTTATTCATGGTATTAAAAAGGCATACACGGAGCTTTCGTCACGTAGTAATATGCGAATACTGGCAGAACGTAGTACGAGTTCGACTTGTTGTTGTTGTTCGCACTACTACTGTAGTTCCACGCGTTCGTAGCATTGTTCTGCGTTCTCGGCGCTGTCTCCTTGCGGTCCGAACACTTCTCCTTTCGGAGTTGCGTGTCAGCGCCCCTTGTCACATGTGTGACGGCTCTCCCGTGTTGCTTTTACGCTCCACGGCTCTCGCCTCTGCGATTCCGCTCTGCCTTCTGCCAGCCGTACGCCTCTTTCAGTACCTTGTCGACTTGATGGTTAAGGTTCGTCGCAGTCTTGACAGGCAAGAAATCCGCATCGGTGAAGAGGTTGATTCTCGACTTGACTTCCGACATAAGCAGGATGAATTCATGCAGGTTCTCCTCTCTGCCTTCAAAACTCTCGTTGATTCTGCGAACCAGGTCGAGCGCCGTGCAAGCCTTGCTTGTCATCGTCTCGTACGCTCCGTATCTGATGATACGGCTTACGTTCTTGCTGTATTGAAGCAGCAGCTTGCAGAGCAGATAAGTGTCCTTATATATGAACAGAGCCTCCGTGTATGCCATTTTGTTTTAAATTGTTATTTACCACTCTCCGCTTGCGTGCCGCTTGACGCTCGCTTTGCTCGCGGAGAGATAAAGATTAAAAGAGATAAAGAGATTAACAAGCGAATACTGGCAGAACGTAGTACGAGTTCGACTTGCTGTTGATGTACGCACTACTACTGCAGTCCCACGCGCTCGTAGCATTGAACTGCGTAGAAGTCCAGCGGTACTGTTTCATCACAAAGTTGTAGTATGCAGTAGCCACCTCCTCTCCGTAAAGCGCCGTGAGCACCTGCTTGATGATGCCGATATTCGCTATATGCACATAGTCCTGTCCGATAGACATCAGGAAGCCGTGCAGCTCATGTCCTGCGATGCTGAATATCTGCTCATAGGCGCAGTCGAAGGCAGGCACGCTAAGGCTGCGCTCTACAGCCTCCTGGCGCATGAGAAACGACGACGACTCGCCGTTGTAGTAGTTCGCGTCCTTCGTGTTGTTGCCGTTAAGCGCGATGCTGTCGAACTGCAAATTCTGCGTACACCATGACTTCTTCGGGAGTGCCGTAGGAGCCAGCATGTCGGATATTCTTATCATAAACGTGCCTCGGTTCAGCGTGAGGGTAGCGTCCGCTACCTTGATAGCCACCGCTTCTTCTGCGGTCTTGCCAGCCGCCTGCCACTCCTCAAGGTAGTATTCGTTGAGGTTGTCATCGATGACAAATATGCCAGCGCGGAACTGATACATCTTGTAGTCGATAAGACGCTGCGGCACACTCGCCGTGTATGTACGAGTATTGCGGTTAAGACTCACGCTGTAGCCGTCCTGATTCTCGACGTTGACAGTAAACTCCTTGCCGTAGGGCACATACAGCGACACCTGACCCTTTGCGTCAGCATTGTAGGTAGTGTTCTTGCGGTCTACCGTCACCACTACTGGCACGCCCTCGTATGCAGCGCCCTTGCCGTCGGTGTACTTCGTTACCGTCACCACTACGTTCTCCATGCTCTCCTCGTCGTAAGGCTTGTAGTCTACATCGATGTTGCGGGTTGCGAGCACTGCTGTATAGCCTACAGGCGCAATAGGCTGCGCATTGCCGTATTCAGGGAACGTTACCTGGTAATAGTTTCCTCGGTCGATGGTAAACGTCGCCTTGCCTTCGCTGTTGGTGGTGTATGTCTGAGGAGTCTTTCCGTTATTGAGGAACACGTTAATCTTTACACCTGCTACTTTAATGGAATCCACAGTAGAAGTAATAGTTACCGTCACTTCCTCATCGGTGTTCACTACGTCTACCGACTTTGTTTCTCCGTTGCGGTTAGTCACAGAGATAGTAGAGCCTTGCAGGTTTACATTTACCCTCTCTGCTTCCGTAGCCGCTGCGGTCGCCTTCTTCCCTGCCTCTGTTGTTACGGTCGCTGCATCAGTAGCTGCCTGAGTAGCAGAGGACGTATTAGATATTGCTTCAGATACACGTTTCTCACGCTCCGCGTCTGCCTTTACTCGTTCCGCCTCGGCTGCCTGGCGAACTGCTTCCGCTTCATCCCTTGCCGTTTCCTTACGTATGCGCTCAGTTTCAGACTCCTGGCGAATACCCTCTTCCCGGCTGCGTGAGACCTCGGCTTCCGCACGCTGTCCTTCTGCTTCCGCACGCTTCACCTCGGCTGTGTTTGCTTTTTCGGTTGCCGTGCTTGCTGCATCTGCTGCACTGTCTGCCTTACTGACAGCTGCGTCTACGTTCGCCGAAAGCTCCGTGAAGGTTGTCGCTCTCTGTTTTTCTGCTGCGACACGTGCGGTTTCTGCCGACACTCGCCGTTGTTCCGCAGTGACACGCTCGTTCTCGACCATGTCACGCTGTGACTCCGCTACTTTTCTGAAGTCTTCATTGTCTTCACGTTTAACTTCCGCTGTCCGTCGAAAACTCTCGCTCTCGCTACGTTCGCTTTCTGCTGACTCGCGTGCGGTTTCTGCCGACACTCGCTGTTGTTCCGCAACAGTACGCTCGTGTTCGTTAGCCTCGAGTATCGCGTCCGTCTGTTTTGCTGTTTCTACGGCTATATTAGCATCGGTTATGAGCTGCGTCAGTTCTGCCGTCGGAGGCAGGATAACAAGCGCCGTGTTCATCTCCACGCTGTCCTCGCCCTCGATAAGCTCGCCGTTGAACGCCGTATCGCCCGAAGCGTTGTTGTCCACAATTGCAAACTGCTCGTACTCCTTGCTGCGCCAGTCATTGCCGAAAATCTTGCCGCGCACTTCCAGGGCGTATGTGCCCACTGATACAGCGTCGCCTTCAACACGCGCATTGATGATATTGTCCTCCGTCGTGTCGATAGTGTAGCTCAGAGCCACACGCCGATACTGGTTTACGATGTTCACAACGATGTCCGTGCAAGCAGGCAGCGGAAAAGCCACCTGCTCGCCGTTGACTATCTTTTTTACGGGTATGCGCAACGTAAAATCATTGCCTCTAACTATTTTCTTCATATCTTATTCTTTTGGTTGTTCTTCTTCTGTTATTGTCGGCTCGTCAGCAGTAGGTTCTGTAGATTGTCCCGTTGTTGCATCAGATTGTTTATCAATAACGCTAAAAAACTCTCTAACGCTGCCGTTCCATGATATTCGACATTTTTTAGAACCTGTAAGATAGCAGGTCACTATCGCACCATACCCCCTTTGAAAATACTTTACACTTGTGGGGAAATCAAGCTGCGTATATCCTATCAAAGTCATTTCAGCATCGCTATTATTGACAACAACAATGGTCTGTCCGATGTACGCCAGAGCCTCGTAGACCGTCTTCGTGCTCAGACTGCCCCAAAAGTACTCTTGAGGCATATAGAAAGGTGGAACAATAACAATATCAGTGTTGAACATAGCTTTTATGTTTCCCGAAAACATCACAAAGCTGCCCGTCTTTTCAAAGTCAATCTGAATATGTCCAAGAGCCAGTGCCGGTACGTCTGAAACGTACTCCTTTAGGTTCTCAGGAGTTATCTCTGTCATCTTTTTGCGGATAAGTCCCGAGAACACACCTGCGCCAACCTCAAGCAATCCTTTCTCGTTCACGCTCGCGGTTGTCTCGCCGCTATTATTACGCACCTCGAACTTGTCCGCAGTTGCCGTTATCTTGCCGTTCTCGATGTCTATGCCCGTAGATTTTAAGTTGGACTCCAGCTTGCCAGCTTCCGTCTTGTCGTAAGGCGAAAGGCTCCAGCCACCATACTCTGTGCCCTCCATGAGCATCGGACGACACACGTTGATAGTACCGTTCTTGCGAACAGCTGTTTCTATCAGTAGCCTTGAGCAACCACTGGGCACTGTTATTTGACTCGTGTATAGTACCCAGTCACTAACTGCTGTGGAGTAATCGCTCGCCTTGATAACGGTACTTTCGACACCATTATCGAAGCGTTTGATAGAGTAATACGAGCCGTTATCAGTAGCCCTTATGACCTTTACCCAAATACTGAAGGTGTATTTTTTGCCAGGTGTCACACGCACATCCTTGAAGTATAGACCAGTCCATGTGTTCGCAGTCGCTCCCTGCGCATTGAATACTGCGTAGTTTGAGCCGCCAACACCGCCACCGTTTACTATATTCACTGCCTGCGAGAGACCGGCAGCAATCTTTATGATGTCATCCCATGGACGTAGGGCTGAGCCGACGATGCAGTTCTTCAAATTCGTGGTCGTTTCAACCTGTAGAGAGATTTTGTCCGTCGTCTGCTCTATCTTCGATACTTTATTCTCAGTATTCGTCTGCTTCTGTGCAAGCGAAGTGATACTCTCGGTGTTCTGCGATAGCGTTGTGTTTATCTTGCCTATCTGTCCGTCCACTTCCTGCTTGTTTGCGGTTACCGTAGAACTCAGTCCGTCAACGTTCGCTACAATCTCTGCAAGCGTAGTTTCCTTTGTTGTGTCGCCGTCCTTCACCTTTAGCTTAAACATTGACGCAAGCGCATAAATCTCGTCGCGTGACACCACGAATATCTCCTTGCTGTCGAGTGTATAGTCGTTCACGCCCTTGTACAGCTTGATTGACGGAGAATCAGAGCCGTAAGCCGAGAGGTACAGCACTGACTGGCGTGTCACATCGGTTGTATTGCCCATCTGAACAAGCTCGTCGCCCACTTCGGGCTGCGAATCGCCGTAGTTGCCTCCCGACAAAGCGAGGATGTCGATGTAGTCCGTGCCGACCAGCAGCACTCTGCGCCAGTAGTATTTGTTCTTTGCATTCGCCGTCGTGTCCTCCTTTATGTTGAACGTCTGGCAGCGCACAAGGTCGTTGACGGCAAACGGGTTCGTTATCTCCTCGTCGCCTCGCTTCGTTAAGAACGAACAACGATAGACATCGTATCGCAAGGGTGTCGGTCCGTATTCGGGCAGCAGTATGCCCTTTTTCAAGAAGTCCACCTTGCTAATCTTCATCGACGCAGGCGACAGGACTACCTCGCCACCGACACTTTGCAGCTCTCTAATTACGAGTTTTACGAACTCCGCAGCCTTGCGCACAAGCAGATGGTCTACCTCTAAGTAGCTATCCTCGCTGTCGGAATAATTGCCGAGCTTGAAGCCAGAACCGAGCGCACCCGAACGGAACGCCGCCGACACAACCTCTTTGAGGGTGGCGATGCCGTCAGAGGAGATGCCGAGGACATTGCTGTCAGACTGCTCGCCAAAAGCAATACCTTCCCAAAAGCGGATAAGTTTCTGCGCGACATCCTGTTTTGTCTTTGAGAGAAAAGACTTCGAGCCTTCACTCGCGATATATTCCTTAACCTGTGCAGGTGTAGTTCCGCCACCGCTACCTCTGCCGAGCGCGGTTATCTGTTCCTGCATCTTTTGCAGCGTGCCTGCCTCCTTGTCTTCACGCAGACTTACCTCGTATGACGGTATCTTTCCGTTTTCCTCTTTGATTGTCAGCCTGTCGATGATTATTTCCGCGTCAAGTCCGAGGTCTTCATCCTTGAACGGCATAATGTCGCCCTCCTTGATTGTGTCATGTATGCTCTTTACTGCCCCCGAGGTGTCGGCCATTGCCTCGTCATGCTGACGGGCCATAAAGATGTCATAAATCTTCGGTGCGTAGGTGTGTCTGGTGTGGTCGTTCTCTATAAGCCATGCAATAGCGTAGCGCAGCAGCTTTTCGGAAGCAGCTTCAACGTACTGCACAGGCAGCTCGATTCCCGACAATACGAAATGATCGCCCTTGCTAATCTGAAAGTCCTTGTACGGAAAATACAGACCGATGTCTTTCACTCGCTGCAACGTGAGCACCCAGCGACCGTTCTCTTTTATACTTCCCGACACCTTAAACTTTCTGCCGGCACACATTCCGTCCGTCATAGTAATGGAGAAGTCGCTCTGCTTTAAGGCGTTGATGTCGAAGTTCACCTTTTCGTTAAGCTCGACCTTGCATGAAGGAGCATCTTGATCATCCTTAAATACGCCGTTGTCCTCTACATTCGTGCCAACCGCGATTTCGTCAATGCGCACGCCGTCCACCTCCATCTCCTTGATTGTCGGAAATATTTCTTCCTTCTTTTCTTTTATATCTTCCGTATCGAAGAATACACTGCCGGGACGCACGCCTATGGTGTCAGCCATAGCTGACTCCACCCACGGGCGGTCGGTTCTTGTCGAGAAGCGAAGCTCCGCGCCGGTCGGATTAAGCGATGCGTGCTTGTCAGTGTGGCTGTTCCACCACTCCTGCAACGACATCTGCGGAAAGCCTGGCAGCATAAGACGTGAGCACGCCATGTTGTTGGGCAGATGGTCGGTAGCGTAGTCTTTCCTGTTGTCGGGGAAAGCCTCCTTGTTCACTCCGCTGACAAAATGAATCATCTTTGTTGACTTTACCGCCTCGTAGTATTTTCTTGCGTCGGCTACCGAGTTTTCCTCGTTCGTGCCGCCCGCAACGCGCACTTCGATATGCTCCTCGAAATACGGCGCACGAAGAACCGTTACCGTAGCCTTGACGACAACGCCGCCGTCATGCAGACTTACGGAGTATCGCGAGGAGCCTTGCCCGTCTGAGATATGGTTGGTGAAATACGCCGACGCTTTTTCAACATTAAGACCACCAAGCTTGATGTCCGCTGCATACCATGCGGTATGATCGAGAAGCTGTATCGTATCCGCGAAGTCGGCCCACACCTCCATATTTAATGTTGCGTAGTATCTGTTGGGTAGGTTTTTCTCCGAACCGTATGCCCTCATTCTCGTGACAATCTTCTGGTCGCTTTCTGCGTCCTGGTTAATCTCGACAAGTCCAAATGCTGCGCCGTACTTGAACGTGTTCTGCATAAGCAAGCCCGATGTGTCAACGAACACCTCTCTGTTTCGCGTTATGAAGTTCACGTCGAACTGGGAGTTTACCAACGCAAGTCCTTCCCATACGGTCTGATTCTGTACACTGATTGAAGTCGAGTCTATCTCGGTGTCTGCAACACCAGTGTCCTCTTTGGTTGTATCGCCACCATATATCTCTTCCCATCTTGCAGCCTCGCAGCCTCGTGTCTGGCTTCTCTTCCAGTTGCGTGAATAGAACTTCCATGCTTTGTCTCCGAACTGCTCGTTCATGTTAGCTTGCAACCTGTCAAGCAAATCGTCAAGTGAGCCGATGTAGAAAACAAAGTCGGGTAGGGCGGTGTAGTGCAGCTGCGCCTCGTCGTTCAGCACGACATCAAGAAACTCCGCTCTTGCCAGCTCGTCGGACATGGAGTTCAGCTTTATGTCTGAATACTTGAACGAGTCGCCGAGGGCGTTCTTTCGGCCCTGCTTTATCTTGCCTGGGTCGTAGTTCAGCTCGAAGCGCTCGTTTCTGTAAATCAGATAGTCACCTATTGAGAAATCGACGGGAGCTTCGTTCTCTATTGATACGGATACGGAACACTCTCCCATCCACTCGCCGTCGTATGTCAGCGAATGAACGGAAATTTCCTTGCCGTTGGCGTCACGCAGTGGCGTGCCGTCCTTATGATAAAGTTTCCATTCCATGTCTCTATTTGCTTAATGTCACTTCCGTTACGGGGTCTTCAACTCTCAACACTGTTGAGAACGTTACCACATCTCCCTCGTCGTCGCGGTGCAGGTCTGCGTCGTCGGACACCTTCTTGAGGCGGATGTGTCTTCTTCCTACCTTAGTCCAGTCGCAGTACATCTTCATTTTCATGCCGCTACCGTCGCGTCCGCTCAGGTAGTTCAGAAACTTTCTTATTACTGCGTTAGCCGAGAACTTGTCGCCCTTGCAGCACCATTTCACGGTCATATCGTATGCCGAGAATTTAAGGCTGTCGCCGAGATATGAGTCTTCTCCATCCTCGTCTTTCCAGTCCTTTACTACAGGTTCCTTGACCTCCATGCCAATGTCGAACGGTATAGAGGCGCACCACACGTCGAAGTCAGCTACGGTCTCTTTTACCACTGCTCCCGTCTGCTCTTTTTGTATGAAGACATTGTAGTGTTGCATAAATATACCTAATTTTCTCCAAAAATAATAAAAAGCGGATAATTATACAAATTAATATATAACTAGCCGCGTTTTTAACAATAAATATCCACTTTATCAGCTGATATAGAGCTTTTTTCTGCCACTTGTAGACACCGCGTTCATCCAATCCATCATCCGATCGAGCTTCTCGTTACGAGCCTCCGCAAGCATGACTATCTGCGTGAGCTGCCCGAGCTGCGCTTTCTGTATCTGACCCATTTCGGGAAGACGCATCTTCAATAGTTCTCCGATGTCCTTGACCTGGGCGCGGTTGACACTCACGTCAAGACGGATGGCGTTGACGTAACTTGCGAGAATATCCGCGGTTTCCTCCGTGATGTTCTTGATGCCATTGGTCACACTTCCATCGCCGGTTGCCGAAAGGTCAAGACCTCTGTCTTTCAGGCTCTCCAGTATCGCCGTGATGTTGTACACCGCGTCGTCCGTCTGCTTGTAGATTTCATCAGCAACGTTCACGACATCCTCAGTTTTAAGTCTGCCTTTCTGCTCGATGGTCGTAGTGAGCGCTTCAAGCGGGCCTTCAAGAGCCTTTTCCATAATCTTCTGCGAGAGAATGTTTTTGGTGAGGTCTTTGACCATATCCCTGGCCTTTTTCTTGTATGCGTCAATGGCGTCCTCACCTTTTCCCCATGCGCTTACAACTGCGTCGGTCAGCTGGCTCGCCCACGCCTTCATGTCTACGCCGTAGATGTCCTTGAGGAAGTCGGTTGCAAGCTGTTTGATGGTCGTTTCCATCTCCTTGATTTCCTGCTTGTAGTCGGCAATCTTGTCCTTGTCCTTCTTCTTCTTGCCCTGCTCGGCGTTGAGCTGTCGTTGCATTTCGTCCTTCTGCGCCATGAGGGATGCTTGCTCCGCAAGGAAAGCGTTGTCGGGTTCGGCAAGCGACTTCTTGGCTGCGTTGTAGGTGTCACTTGTGTACGGGCCGTTGTAGCCGATAAGCACGCCTGACTCCTGGAGTTTCAGACCCTTCTCGTAGTTGTCCGTTACTTTCTTGAGTGTCGCCTTCGTGTCCTTATCCATCTTGTACGAATAGACACCGCCGAGAGTGTTCTCTATTGCCGTCTTTACATCGTTGCGCAAGCGCTCAAGTTCTGTGATGTTGCGTTCGGCGAGCTTAATCTGGCGTTCCTGCTTTGCGTCATGCGCCGCAGCGAAAGCCTTGAACGGAGAGGTAAAGATGCCGACTACACCCTGAATGACGCCGCCGACATTGCCCGACATAGCGCTTGTCGCGATGGAAGAGATAGAATTGGAAATGCCGTTGAGAGAGTCAAAGAACGCCGTTGCGTCCTGCCATGCGTTACTCTCAGTATCTACGCCGAGTGCGCTTGCAGTGTCCTTGATGTCGTTGAACGCAGCTACAACACCTTGAATATTGGCGTTTATTTTGTCAGCCGCTACGCTTACCGCAGACATGGCTTTCTTGAACTTGTTCGCAGCCTTCGCTTCCTCCTGTCCTTCCTTAATCTTATTCTCTCCCTCTTTTGCCTTCTTCTTGCCTTCCTGCACTTCCGCAGTAGCTTTCGCAACGCCGTCCCAATCACTGTTTTTCAGCGCGTCCAGCAGTCTTGTCGTAGCCTCCTGCGCAAGTCTTTCACCCTCCTGCTTCAATGCTGCGCCCGCGGTGATTTTCTCGTTGGCGTTCTGAACGCGCTGTTCTGCAACGCCGCTCAAACCTGCATTGAAGAAGTTCTTCTTGCCGCTTGAGAGTTTATTCAACTGCTCGTCAAGCTGCTGTATCTGCTTGCCGTACTCGCGAGCGTCAATAGTTCCGTCAGCAAGTGCCTGATTGATGTTTTCGCGTATCTGCGAAGCGATTTCGGATGCCCGATCCATACCGAGCTGCGACACCGCTCCGAAGAACGTGATATAGTCGCTGCTCTTGTTGAAGGCTTCCGTTTTAGCGGAGTTCACTTCCTTGTCACGCTGGCGCGTGTAACGATATGCAAGCCCGTTATCGCCCGCCTCCTTTGCTTGTGCAATCGGAGTTTCGTACTTGGCGTAGATGGCGGCTATCTTCTCCTGCGTGCTTGCTGTCTGTGCGATGATGTCCGCAGCCTGCTGCAAGCTCTTGACATAATTATCCTTTACCAAGGTCGTTATCTTCTGCCAAGCCTCAAGAGCGAGAGGCGTGTCCTTATACAGAACCTTCGCGTCGGCTTCGGTCATTCCGAGGTTGACATCGTGACCGAAGTTCTTCTTGAAGTCCTCCGCCATCTTTCTTGTCTGCTTGTTCCACACTGCGCCGTCTTGAAAGGCGAGCTTGGCGAAGTCCAGACTGCCGGTCTTCTCGTATAGTTCTTTCTGCAAGTTCGCCTGCTTCACGCCTTTCTCCAGGGCCTCCTTGAAGTTTGAAACAACTCGTTCCCATTCGGGTTTCAGCTCCTCGGAGAAGCGCCACTCAAAGTTTTCCTTGTCGAGTTGCGTTCTGAATTTCTTTCTGTCATTCGTCTTGTCGAAGTTAAAACCGTCTTTCAGTCGGGCGATGCTGCCGGAATAATTGTCGAGGTCAATCTTCTTCCAGTCCAAGTCCTTATACAGACCGAATACCTCGTTCTTTGCCTTCGCACGGCTCATGCCGGCCTCTTTCCTCAACTTCTGGTAAGCCTGTCTCGCAGCCTTGAAGTCCTCAAGCTGTCTTTTCAGCTCATCAAGCTCCTTATCATCCTTCTTGTCGCCCTTGTTCTTCGGAACCTTATTGGATTTCTTGTCCTCGGGGATAAAATTGTACCCGAAGCCTTGCAGAACCGCCTTGTGCAATGTTTCGTAGTCCTTCTTGGCTTCCGCGATGCTCGCCTTTGAGGCTCCACCTTTCTGACGTGACTTCATTTCATTATAAAGGTCTTGCAAAGCTGACTGGGCGTTGTTCTTGGTCTTGTACCATGATCCTTCTGCGATATAGCTTGATATGAGGTCGTAAGCCTTCTGATTGCCTCTCAGATTTTCAAAGACACGCTCCTGCATAACGGTTTTTCCAGTCACCGAGTTTTTATTGCCGCTCGGCTTAAATTCGAAGCTCGTAAGTTCTTCGAGCTTTTTCTTGATTTGCGGCACAAGCCATGTTGCTTCATCCATTATTTGCAGAAGCATACTTCTGAACCGTTCAGGATTTTGATTACACCAATTCTTGAAGTCATTTCCGTACAGACCGAGGTGTTTTCTTATCGCACCAAGTATCTTCGGAACATCATCATTTGCAATCTCGTTGATGTCCGATGTAACATCGTTCGCTCTGTTGCCAAGGCCCTTTATCGAATAGGCGATATTGCCATTCCATTTTACCATATTGGCTTGGAATATGGCCCATTTCTGTCCGCCCTCATCCGCCAGTATGCGTATCTTGTCCTCAAGTGTCTTGCCTGCGCCAGCAGCGCCAAGGATGGCACTTGCGACACTATCCATCTTCGATTTTGTCAGTTCGTCAAACGCCGACAATTTCAGCTGGTACGCATCGGTGGAGTGCTGCAAGTCCTTCAAGTTCTCCTCAATGGTGTCGTTGAACGGATTTCCCGATTTCCAGCCACCCGTAGAACCTATTGCGTCTGCAATCACGCCAGCATCGCCCGACGCTACGTTCTTCGCGTTCTCGACACCCTTTCGAAGGATGTCATACTGCTCATTGAGGTCTTTCGCCTTTTTAATCTGTTCATCAATAGTCTTCGTGTAGGCGTCGCTCTTTATAAGCAACTGCTTCATGCTGTCAATTTGCTTTTTCAGCTCTGTGTCCGTTGTGCCCTTCTTTGCGCCCAGGGCATCATAGTAGTCCTTCATCCAGTCAGAATCTGGAGCCTGCAAGCTCTCCGCCTTCTCCTTTATCGCGCTGAACTCGTTGTAGATGCTCGATATAACCTGCGTGACAGCCATAAATGTCAGTCCGACCCAGCCGCCCACAAAGCTCAACATGCCTTTCAGCTTCGAGCCGGTCATATTCATTACAGCAGCCATTGTACCGCCTTTTAGAATTATCTCTCCCTGTCTTGCGGTTATCTGACCCATAATGACAAGCTGGTCAATTAACTCTTTTGTGATAAGACCTTCCCTAACGGCTTTTTGCATCTGCAATATAGACAACTTACCCTCCAGTGCAAGTCTGCCCATTACCGCCTGTTGCGTCTGCACATCGGCGAGCCAATAGGCTCTTTTCTGAACGTTCTGCGTCGCTATTTCCTGCGTTATCTTTCTTTCGAGAACGAGCTGCTGCTGTTCTATGGCGTAATTGCGGAGCTGTATCTTGGCCTGGTCGTTCAAATTCCTGCCGATTGAACCGATACCCAAGCGCGAAGAAGCAAGACCAAACAGCTTCTTTGACAGGAATACGCTCGCAAATGTCAATAGGGCAGGGCTTAACTTGTCTATCGTCAGAAGCAAATCCGTAGCGCCTTTTATCGCGAACATAAAGGTGCCGCCGATGACGTTCTTGCCTTCCGCGAACCTACTGAGCATGATTTCCCATGCGTCCTTCAACTTGTTCCACTGACCCAGAAGCGTTTCACTCAGCACCAGCTGCATATTGTAGAACTGACCTCCCTCGTCTGTCATCTTCCACAATACCTTCTGAACATCCTCGAAGCTGACCTGACGTTTGGAAATCATCTCCTTGACATCGCTCTGCTTGTAGTTGGTCTTGTTGTTCTTACCCTCAGAGTTGTACAATTCAGTTATCTTCTGCAACAGAGGCAAGCCTGCGTATGCAAACTGACGCAACTCCTTACCATCAAGCCATGAACGCGCCTTTACCTGGCCGTATGCCAAGCCCAATCGCTCGAAGCTGACTCCAAGACCTGACGCAATATCCGCAAGTCGCTTGGTTGTGTCATACAAAGAATCGGCTTCCACTCCGAAAGCTGCGAGCTGCTTGACATCTCGATTCAACTCGCCGAACTTGAACGGAGAACGCAATGCAAGCTCCTGCGTCTGCGCAAAAAGCTCATCCGCTTTTGTGACATCACCCAAAATGGAGCGCAAAGCTATATGCTGCTGTACAATCTCGCCGCCCGTCTGCACAATAGCGTTGAAAAGCGACTGCGCACCGTACACAATACCGCCCTGCAAAAAGAGAGACTTTATGTCATTCAGCGTGCCGTGCATCTTGCTCGCCTCTGCATTTGCGCCCGCAAGAGCTGCCGCCAAGTCGCTACGCACCTTTGCCGCTGACTTCGCTATCTCCTGCTGGCGTTCACGCTCCAAGTCGATACCCCTGCGTATGCCTTTGTTTATAGCCTCCTGTGCCGCTGCGTTCGTTGCTTTCTGGTCTTGCAGCACTCGTCCCGCCAGCGTTGTGTCGTGACCTGTACCGACACTTCCTATACGGCCAACGTCACTCATACTGCCAGCTTTAAGCTCACGGTGCATTATTTTAAGATAGCGCATAATGTTGATAAGACGATGTATCTCAGCCTCCGCTTTGCTCACGTCGGCTCCCAACGATATACCGCGGCTAAACTCACGTCTGAGCGCCCTTACCTTATTGCCAAGCGAGTCGTAACGAGCCTCCGTTGCCTTTATTTCAGATAATCTCTGCTTGTTGTCGCGTGCTTCCTGTCTCCTTTGCTCGCGTTTCGCGGCTATAGCCTTGTTCACACTCTCTGCCGCATATCGGTTCGCCTCCCTCTCTGCCGCCGCCGCTCTCTCTGCCTCTCTCTGACGGGCCTGTATTCTCCGCTGCACAGCAGCCTCCACAATAGCCACATTTCGCTTCTCAGCAGCCTCCGCCTCCTTGTTCGTCGCTATCGTCTTGCCCTTCTCCCTGCCATATTCACGCTCGGCATTTGCCGCAATCTTCATTGTCTTGGCTATATCCGAGAACAAGTTCTCCATATAAGCCTTGTCCGTAAGTCTATGACTATTGTCTCCAAATAGTCTGTACGTCTCTTGGAGTCTACGTTTCAGCTCATAAAAGTTTTCTGGCAGCATGTCTGTCTTATAGCCCATCTTCTTGCCCTCATCCATCAGACGCTGCAAATCTCTCATCTTCGTTTCAAGATTTGAGATGGCTGTCCAAGCTCTGTCAGCACCGTTGGCAAACACAGACAGCGGATTTTCTTTGGAGAACGAACTAAGCAAGCTCCGAATCTCGCGCATTGTACCGCCCAAAGCCTTAGGCATATTGCCCAAAACCATCAATCCGTCTACGCCATTTTCGCTAACGATTTTTCTTAGGGTGCCATAAAACTCGTCAAGAAGAGTCTTGCCTCTTTCGAGTTCCTTGGTATTTACGTTTGGCTGCTTTGCCCCCGTCGCATTAAGTTCGTCTTTTTTTAAGCGAATCTGCTGTATGATGTCAAGATATATTTGAGCGTTCTTGATTTTTGCTTCCAGCGATTTCACTTCACTATAATCTGGGCCTTTTTTACCCGGATTTGTCTCGGCTTTACTCTTGAGGTTTTTTAGTTTTATTTCGAGCGCCAATAACTCTTGCGAGTATCTTGCTGTCTTTTTCGCAAGTTCGTCAAGCGACATTCCCGCAGCATTTCCGCCTACAATTTTGTTCAGAACTTCGTTAATGTCGCGAGACGCTTTCCCTGCGGCGTCGCTTAGCCCACTTAACGACTTTTTCTGTTCCTCGACTTTTTCTGTGACCCTCGTCGCATCGTTAAGCATTTTGTCAAGCCCCTTGTCCTCAACAAATGGCTGCATCTTAGGTGCAGTCGCAGCCTTGCTTTCTGCTGCACTCTTTTCCTTCTGTGCAGCAGAGGTAGCTTTTAGCTGCTCCTCCTGCTTCTTGAGGGCGTTGGTCTGCTCATTGACGGCTTCTGCATTTTTCTTGGTCTGTTCCTCTGCTCTCTTTCCTGCATCTGCAACGGCGTTGGTTTCCTTAGATACCCCCTGTGTAGCTACGATGTATTTGTACTCTATGTCTGTTACCTTGCCATCGAGTGTGTTTAACCACTTGTCGATTTGCGTGTAGTTCTTGATGGGGGACTGAATGAGGGATGTGCCTTCGTTTATAAGACCTTGGAGCTCTTGCCGAATAGCCTTTAGACCACTGGCTGTCGGTGCGTCGGCAAATTTCAAATGATTTTGCAGCGACGCAATAGCATCAATAGCTTCTCTACTTTGATATATTGTGCTTTGCAGGTTAAAACCAGAGTCAGACAAACCCTTTTTTGACTCAATGTTAGTCAGAGCGAACTCAAGTTGCTGCACAAGTTTGGCGCACTGCTGTAATTTTCCTATATTTAAATCTTCCGTTATACCCTTCCAGCCACCTTTGGTTTTCCCAATCACACCTAATACAGCCTGCAACTCCTTTGCTTCGGCAGACGTATCACCGAGAGCGTTTTGAATTTTTTTCAAAAAACTTATATTCTTCCCCGATACATCCGTATCAGCAAGTTTTCGCAAATTCTCCTGCGCTTTCCTGGTTTTTGCATCAACGCCAGTCATGCCATCGGCAATCTTGTTCAACTCCTTAGATACTGTTTCTTTGAGTCCAAGGCTCATCCATAAATTTCCAACGTTTCCGTCTGCCATATCCTGAAATATTTATCGTTTAGATTTTGTTGTTTAAATAATCGGAGAGGCTAATCTTCTTGCCAACAAGACTGCCCTCCTTCTCCTTCTTCTTTACCCAGTTATCCCAAAGGTCGTCCATTTCCTTTGCGGTGTGCTTGACACTACCGTCGGGGTTGCGTTTCTTGTCTTTCTTATACACAATAATGGGTTGGTCTGCAACCATGAGGTCTATCTGTGCCGAAGTGTAGCCCCACCAGTAGTCGTATGCCTTGATGCCGTAGCGCGTGGCAAAGAGGAACGGGAACTTTTCGGCTAACGAGAAGGCTGCTCCCCAGCTTGTCCTGCTCGGGTAGCTTTCACTTCTTTCTTCGTCATCGTCATCGCCAGATCCGTCATCCCTGTCGCTAATATGGTAGTCAGCGAGCACACTACCAATGGTACTTTTTTTTTAGCTGCGTCAACGACCCTCAGAACCTCGATTGCATCCAAGTCCTTGATATAGTACAACCAACGCCAGTAAGCCCAGTAGAAGAAGCGCAGCTTCCAAAAATTATTAAGAAGAACGATGGCGCACAGCTTTACGCCGCGCTTCCACTCGTCTTCCTCATTCGCTGTGACGTGCGAAAACTTTCTTATCGCACCTCGTTTAAGCCAACCGATTTTGCGCTTTTTACCCATGAACACTACCGCTTCGGGTTCCGCCTCCAATACGCTGTCAAGAGCTTTCTGCAACTCGTCACTGGGCTGTTCCATCTTCTTTTCTTCCATGTTGTTTTCTTGATGTTAAGTCTTGTAAAAACAAAAGCGGAAAACCGCGGCCCTTGATAAGTCCGCCGCTTTCCGCTTCATGTTTAGATGAATACCGCTTTCCGCTGTTAAGCTGCCGCCTTTGTAAGCCAAGCGATGCTCTTCTTGCCTGCGCCCTCGATAGAACCAGAGAACTTGAACGCAACAGGCTTGGTGCCAGTGTCGTCCCACTGCAAGGTGGCGTAGAGGGCGATGTTGGTGATGACCATGACGTTTGTCTTGGTATCGTCAACGATTGCGATTGTGCCCTGAATCTTGAACTTCTTAGGCTCAAGAGCAACGCCGGTAAAGCCAGTTGTCGCGTCGAGCTCGGTGTCGCCGGTCTTCAAAGTGACCTTTGTAAGTTCGCTCACCGCATCGTTGCCAAACATCGCAGCGAGCAGATCCTTTGCCTTTGACGGAACAACGAACTCAACGTTGAAGTCGCCAAGCTCGGAGGTTGTCGCCCAGTCGCCTGCAAGACCGATAACCTTGTAGTGGTTGATGGTTGGGTCTTCCATTGTCGCCTTCAGTGAGTCAACCTCAACAGGCAGTTCGAGGTCTGCTGTAATGTCGATAGTAGCCTTGCTGAGGTCTGTGATTGCCTTAGCGTACAAAAGTGTCTTAGGGCCTACAAAGAGGTCCTTCAACTCTTCGATTTTCTTCATTGCCATAATTCAAAACTTTTTTAGTTAAACCTTAATTTTTGCGTTTATTTGGTTCTTAACGAGCCCTGTATTATCGTTACCGAAAAACCGTCGCCGTCGTCCGTTTGCAGAGTGACACGCGGCTTGGTTACGATGATGTTGTCTGTTGAGATTGGAAACTTTGTCATTACCGCACTGACCTTCTCGGATACCGCAGACACGTTCAACGTATTGGGGTTCCTGGCGGATGTCTTGTCACGGACATATATCTCTATCTGCGCGGTAGTCGTATAATCGTTGAAACTGCCGTCGTCGTTCATCTCATTGTTGTAGATGCTTGACGGGAAAGACACAACGATATAGCTGTCGGGCCTGTCGCAGACAGACTTCGGGCGGTTTCTTGGATAAACCTTGTCGCAGATGCCTTTTACGGCATTGCCGACATCGTAGTATAGTGTCTTTATGCTTATCATATATAGCAAATTTTTTCAATCTGCGGCATGGCGTCGCGTACACTGGTCAAGACATCGTGCCCCATCTTGTCTTGCACATAGTCCGCGTAAACCATTGGCGCAACGACAATAAGAGAGTATGTGTCCCTTTTCCACGGTTTCACCGACTTCAATTTCTGAATAGCAGCTTGTCTTCCATCAACACGTCCGGGACCGATATTGCCTATATACTTGCCGGGTTCTCCACTCTTGGTCGGGAAGACTGGTACATCATCCCACCATCGTGTTACAGACAATTTTTCTCCGGGACTGAGAGATACTCTTACTGGCTTTTCTATCCCCATGTCCGCAGCACCAACAACCCTAACAAGTTCGCCCCTGTAGTAGATACCGACTGCAAACGAGTTTATGAGGTTTCCTGTAACAGAAATGAAATCTCTTTCAGCATACGCTGTCCTTAACACCTCTGTGGCCATCTTCTCCATGTTTTCGAGCATCATCTCTTTTGTGTACTCTTTCACATTTCTGAAAAGACGGAAAAAGAGCTGGTCTGAATATTTGCCGTGAACTGATTTTAAAACCGCCATACACTAAACCCTTGTAAAGTCCCAATAAACAACAGTTCTATTATTGTCAGGCTCGCAGTCCTTCACCATTCCGACCTCGGTGTTGTTGCCGACCGTTGCGTAAATCATGTCGCCATCAAGAGGACATCTGCCAGCATCCCATTCGTCATATCTGACAGGAATTGATGCCTTCCTCTTGTTCTCGTCAACATTCTTGCCGCCCTCGGTAGTCGTATCGGTATAGCTGCGGCCCTCGCCTTCGTAGATTACAATCTCCGTATCCTCGCCGACCTTTGCGTCGTCATCCGCGAACGGGTCGTTCTCGTCCGCCTTGCCGACAAGCACCCTGACGATTTTTATCGTGTGAGGGTATCTCGGGTTCTTGATATTTGCCTTTCTCATACATCCTTATTTTATAATGTGAGGAAGCGGACAGCCGAACGCCGAAATGTCGGCACGCTTCACGCCATGAGAGGTTATTCTGAACGACGACTTCTTCTTTAACATCGAACTTGGCTCAAGCTCCGCATAGATTGCGTTGGCTTCCGCCTTGAGCTCAGCACGGTCGCGCTCCGACATTTCAAAACCACCTTCCGTATGGCTCCATCCGTTATCGGAGTCGGAAGTGTTGTTCATCTTGCTCGGGCCGAGAACAAGCCATTTTAGAATGTCTGCATAGGCAAGGCGAACATCGGCGGGATTGGCGTCTACATACGCCATGTTTCCGTCCAGCGCTCTTTCAATGAGGATTGTACGCACCGTGTCCTCGGGTATGCTGAAACGTACCTTGCTGAACAGTGCGTCCTCCAGTGTGTGAATTTTATTGCCTTTATCCATAATGCCTATCCTGTCGTTAAATTCAGAGATTGTTTACGCTATCCGTCCAAGTGCAGCCGATTGCAGCTACAGGAGGACGGATAGCTTTTATGTTTAGGCAGCTACGCCTTCGCCCTTCTTGGTGATGTCGATAATCCAACGATACGGGAAGTCGAGCATCGCCGGTACTGCGGCAAACATGAGGTCGGTATGCCACTCCATGTAGTCACCGTTGGCGATTGTAGAGTTGCAGAGCAGACCGAGACCCTTGTTCGTCTGCGCGAACACCTTCTGAACGATGTTGTTTCCGTACTTCTCGAACATCGGCTTGTCAGCAACCTGCTTGCGCTCGTACTCGAAAGCATTACCGGCAGGACGGAGAACGACGATGTTGTCATCCCAGCCCTTAACCTTGACAACCGAGCCGTCGAACTTGAGGTTGCGCTCCTCCTCGTCGATAATCTCGATGCGTGAGATACCCTGGATGTCGGCGAACGCCTTGAGGAACATCTCTGTGTTCACGCCGTAGTCCTCAACATAAGCAACATAGTGGGCCTTACACCAGTTGATGTACAGCTCTTTAATCTGCTTGTTACCAAGGAAGGTGTTGTAGAAGGTGTCGTAGGTCATCTGCCATACGAGGGCAAGGCGGTTCTGACCGAACTCCTTGCGCCACTCGCTCTCAATCTTGCGCATCTGTTCGAGGATGTTGCAGTCTGCGTTAGCCCATTCGAGCTTGCCGCACTTTCTGAAATTCTCCTTCGGAATCGGCACCTTGTGAAGCGGAATCTGGATACCGCGGGCGATGCCTGTATAGTCAAGCTCGCCGGTTGTAGCCAGCTTTGCCACCATGTAGTTCATGGTCATGTCGAGAGAGTCCATCAACTCCTGGGTGTCGTTGCGCCACTGCTTTACGAGGTCGCGGTCGTTACCAAACTCCTCAAACTGCTTCTCGCGGTAGTTGCGCTCCTCTGCGGTTTCCTTGAAGCCGTCGGTAATGAAGTCGGGAATAGTGGCATGATAAACTGCCAATGCACCCTTGTCCTTCTGGAATGAACCTGCGAGCGGAGCACGGAGGTTGGCGAGCGTTGCAGCGTGCAAAGCGGATGCCTCCACTGAGAATGTAGCCACGCCCTTATGGTTGGTAGGCGTGAGGTCGGGCGCGATAGTACCCTGCGTGAGATACCAGCCGTACTTTACATGGAAGATGTCCTTCGTGTCGATAAACTTCTGCAAGTATCTTGTATTCTCGGGGTCGCTGAAGAAACGCGCCTTTCGGGAATTATTAAAATCAAACTTTGGCATATCTTTTCGTTTTTGTGTTGTGTGTTTTTCCGATTAGTTCTCTGCGTACCACCACTCTGCGTAGCGGCTCTTGTTCATCGCCTCTACAGCCGGTGGGATCGGACTCATGCGTGACTTCCACATAACCACGTCAGTGCCGAGCAGACAGAAGTCGTTGAGGTAGCGCGGAGCATAGAACTTGTCACTGCCGGCAAGTGTATGGAACGGCATGTCAACGTCGCATGGAGCGAAGCAGTTCGGGTTTGTAACCATAGCAGAAACAGTTGTGCCTGCCTTTTCCGCCTCCACGAGAACCGTACCGACGGTAAGGGAGCCGAGAGTTTCTGCGAGTGTAACCTTCCAAACATCCTTGCCGTCCTGCACGTCATTTTCAACCGCAGTAACGAGCACGCCTTTACCCTTTGTCTTGAAGTCCTTCGGGCCAACCATGAGATTGTCACCCACAAACGGAATGTGGTGATAGCCGTCGCGTGTGATGTAGATGGCTGTATCCGCAGCAGCGGTGGTAGCCTTAGCCACCTCATAGCTCTTGAGCACCTTGATTGTGCCGCCGCTGTTGTCCGCAAAACCGAGGCTGTGCTCGATGAGGTCGCCGGCATAAATCTTGGCTGGGCCAGGGAACGGGTTTTTCAGGACACCGCCAATCGGAGGGCGACGGAACGCTTCCTTAACGGCGCCAGGCAGGTCAACAAACACATGACGCTGACCGCCGATAGTCATTTCTGACTGCAAGATTACAGCGCCGGTAGCATTGACTGCACCCTGCGCCATCATCTGTCCGTAGTAATCCTTGTTGTTATCCATAACTTTTTACCTTAAAAATTAAAATGTTTACTTCCCTTGCGGTTCGATGATGTCAGCCCACTCGTCGTCACGGATTGTCTTGCCGCCGCCAGAAGAAGAGCCGCTACCCTTGTGCGGTATCGCGGTGTTGCCTGTAGCACGCTTGAAGTCGGTAGTGTAAATACCCTCTGCCTTTGAAACCAGGTCGATTACATCGGCATCCTTGTCGGGGATTTCAAGTTTGGAGATTGCTGTGTCAAGAAAGAAATCGTTAAGTTCGAGCTTTGCCTTGTCAAACTTATCCTTCAAGCCCTTTCTGACCGCTTCGATTGTAGCGGCTCTTGATACCTTCTTGTCGCGCTCCTCGTTAGCCTTTTCGAGGGCTTCGAGCTTTGCGAGCAGCTTGTCGTACTTGTCGTCAGACTTGTCTTCCTCTTCCTTCTTGCCGTTGCGCTCCTCCTCTTCCTTCTTCTTGCGTTCAGCTTCCTCTCTGCTTTTCTTAATCTCGTCAGAGACATTCTTGTGCAGATTGCCGTCCATGCGCTTGAGTCGGTTTGCCACCTTGGTGACTATCTTGGCGTTCGCAGCCTCGTCGTCACCAAATTCGTCCAGTACATCATTAAGTTCTTCGTTAATGGTCTTCTGGCTAAGTGCTTTGAACTTGGCGGTATCAACCTCCTTGTTCACCAATGAAAGCAGTTCTTCTACTGTCATATATAAAAGTTTTTGTGTTGGTTTTCGGTAGTTCTTCTACCGTTAATGTATAAATATACGTTTTTCTTTCGCAAAAATATGAATAAATATACAATTAACCAAATATTTTCGATATATTTGCATAAATATTTTGTATATATATGCAGAAAAGTTGTTTTTCAGGGTTGAAATTGGATAACGGAGAGCCTGTTTACACTCAAGAGTACATTCAATCACTAAGAGATAAAGACAAGAAGCATCCCGACAGGTTGAAGATTATCGCTCAACGTGGCGGACAGGAGCGTATGCTTGCCATTGATGCTGATATTAAGATAGTCGGAGGCTCGCGAGGCGGGCCACTCGATGAGAATACGATGGTTTTAACGTCCAGGGGTTTCGTTAAAATCAAGGAGCTGAAATATGGGGATACCGTAATCGGTTCGGACGGGAAAGGACATCGTGTTTTGGGACTCCTCGCTTATCCGAAAAGAGATTGTTACGAGATTACACTATCCGACGGAGCGAAAATAACTTGCTCTGACGACCATATTTGGAACGTTTACATTGACGGAAGCAGACGGTGTATGCCTCATCTCGCTTGCGAGATTGAGAAATATATCGCCGACGGATACGACATAACCATTCCGTGCGTCAAGCCAGTGGAATTTGATGAAAGCTACGGACTCGCTTCTATCAGTGAAAGAATGTCTACACTCGAAAGACTTATCAGTAATACGGGAAGAAAGAGCGGCGAGTATTGGTGCAAAAAATACCGCACTTCCAAGCAGGCTACCGACTTTAAGTATTTGGTTGATAGTTTAGGTTCGGTGTGTTATGTGCGGAAAACAGCGAAAAAGAAATGGTCGGTAAGGTTCAATTACAAGAAAAAGGAACTTGTAAGACGTATCGTAAGCTGCAAGAAAATCGGAAAGAGGAATTGTTGTTGCATTGCCGTAGACAACCCGGATGCACTGTTTGTAGTCGAAGACTTCATAGTCACCCACAATTCCAAGTCCTTCTCTTCTCTCATGGAGGTACTGAAAGATATTAAGAATCCAGACTTCCATGCAACAATCCTGCGTAACGAGAAGGATGACCTTCAGTCGCTTGTAACGGACTCGTACAAGCTCTTCTCGCAGTTCGGCACATACAACAAGTCGCAGAATGATATGACATGGAACTTCACCAACGGAGGATGGCTAAAATTCTCATACTACGCAGGCTCGTACCAGGACTTCAAGACCCGCTTTCAGGGCCGTCAGTTCGCATACGTGTGCATCGACGAAGGAACCCAGTGTCCGTACAAGAAGTTCAAGTATCTGCTTACCAACAACCGTAACGCCTCGCAAATCCGCAACCGCTTCTGGATAACGTGCAACCCTGATCCTGAGTCGTGGGTGCGCAAATTCATAGACTGGTGGGTAGACGAGGACGGATACATTATCCCCGAGCGTGACGGAGTCATACGCTACTGCTTCATGGATGGAGATACTCCCGACTCAATCTATTGGGGAGATACGCGAGAGGAGGTTTACGAACAATGCGGAGGTATCATAGATAAGCTGTGGAAAGAAAGCTATGCCGAACTCGGATATACCAAGCTCGAAATGTTCATCAAATCCGCCACGTTCATTCGTGCCGACGTATCGGAAAACATCAAACTTATCTCTACCGACGCGTCATATCTCGCCAACCTTGCACAGCAGGACGAGGAGCAACGTATGCGCGACCTCGAAGCCAACTGGAACTGGAAGTCCGCGGGCGACGATATGATAAAAATGGCAGACCTCGAAGAGATATTCGATAATGCCGTACAGGTGGGAGATGGGGTGCGGCGCGCATCCGCCGACATTGCCTTCACCGGCGGCGACAACTTTGTGATGTGGCTGTGGGAGGGATGGCACTGCAAAGACCTTGTAGTAATGCGACTCGACTCTCAAACGCTCGTGTCTGCGGTGCAGGCGAAGCTGCGTGAATGGGGAGTGGAGGAGTGCAACTTCACTTACGACTTGCAGGGTATCGGTCAGTATTTCAAAGGTTTCTTTGTCGATGCCGTACCGTTCAACAACCAGGCAGCACCTGTCGCTATGACACACCAGGAAGAAAAGGGCATCAAGTTCCTGTACAAAGACCTTAAATCACAATGCGCCTTCCTGTTCTATAAGATGATAAAGGAAAAACGAATCTCGATAGAGTCTTCGCTGCTTGAGCGCAAGTATTCGGGAGACGGATTTGACAAGGTGCCGCTGCGTCAGATTTTACAGAAGGAGAGAAAGATGCTGCGCCGCGACGACAACAGCGACGACAGGGGCTTCAAGCTGCTGCCTAAGAAGATGGCTAAACGCTATGTAGGACACTCGCCCGACTTCTTCGAGTCATGGCTGTACATAATGATTTTCAGCTTAACTAAAAAGAAACACAAAAAGATAAAAGGACTATGGATGCTTTGAACAATGTAAAGGACGTGCGGGAACTGCTCGTCCGAAAGCCGTTTTACGAAGTGACCCCGAAGGGTTATATGAAACACGGAATTATCGACCGGGAGTTTTCCGAGAATGAAGACCCTTGTATGCCTGCGGATGTGCTGTACCGCAACATCAAAACACAGCAGGACTTCTTGCGCGAGTTCTATCCGTCAGGGCACAGGATTTGCGACCCGCAGCAATATCCCGACATCTGGAAGAAGAACCCCGAGACTGGACTTTGGTGCGTGCAGAAAATTCAGCGCACCGCGTTTGCCTTCCAGCAGGTGATTTGGACCAAGCACGTTCTTCATGTGACTGGTAATGACATTCAGTTCGAGCTTGCGGAGGGAACCGAAGAAGGTGGCGAAGAGAAACTACAAGAGCTGCTCACGAAATACAGGAAGGGATGGCTCATGCACGATATGGAAATACGCTTCTTCGAGGCGGTATCCGCATATATGAAGGTTGCAGACTGTGCCATTGTAGGCTATTTCGACGGCGACGGCAAATTCGGAACGAGAACGCTCTCGTTCGACCGTGGCGACACGCTGTTTCCGAGATACGACCCGCTTACCGGCGAACTGATTGCGTTTGCACGCAAGTATGTGGACTACGACGAGGAAGGAGAGGAGCGCATCGAGTGGGTTGAAGCATGGGATAAGGAAAAGTTCTTCCGCTTCAAGAAGGATTTGTCTGGAGGAGCTGCGAGAAATGCCATTAGAAAGGTCGCGTCTATCTTCGGTGCGTCCGAATATGTCTGCGTCGAAGAGAAACGACACGGTTTCCCGTTCATACCTGTAGCATACGCCCGCAACGAGGACGGCCCTTGTTGGTCTGCCGTACAGCGCAACATCGAGGATTATGAGGAGGCGTTCTCGTATCTCTGCGAGAACAACAAGGCGTATGCCTTCCCGATACTTACGCTTACAGGAGAGGGCGATGAGATTGAGATAAAGGGAGACACCAACGGCGCTGCTAAGACGATCATGATTACCGACACGGACGGCAGGGCGGAGTTCCTCAACGGCACGGACGCGTCAAACGCCTTCGCTACACAGCTCAACAAGTCTTATGACCTTATTTACGAGCTTTCGTTTACCGTAAAGCCGCCCGAACTCAAATCGGGAGACCTGCCGGGCGTTGCAATCAAGCTGCTGTATTCTCCAGCCCTCGAAGCTGCCATGAACGACGCGCAGAGATTGCAGCCGTTCCTCGACCAGTTGGTGCGTATAACTAAGTTTGGTATCGGAACGGAGAACAACTGCATGGCCTCAATGGTTGCACTGCCGGTCAATGCGTGGATTGAGAGTTATATCCATCAGAACGACACTGAGCTTATCACCAACCTGGCCACTGCGGTTCAGAACAAATTCCTCTCGAAGCAGACTGCTTCTGAGCGCAATTCCAAGTTCTCGAAGAACGACGAGTTTACTCGTATCATGCGCGAGCAGAAAGAGGAAGACCAGCAGGACTTGCTCATCGACATCCAACGCCAGGAGGCGCAGGTCGAGAACAACATCGAGCAGGAGGAAGCGCTTGCAAAAATTAACAATCAGCAGTCGGGAAGCGATGTTAATACAGGTCGCGGCAAGAAAGGTAGGCCCAGAACCGTAGATACGGATCGTTGGGGTAACAGAAAAGATGGCTCTGAACAAAATTGGGCTGACTGGAACAGTAAACATTAAAAAATACTGCATAAAAATACGAATAAATGGATAATGTGAATTTATGGAGTCACGAGAATACGCACTTAACAGAACCAAAGCGCAGATAGCCTGCGAGTCGCGCGTACAGAAGCGGCTGTTTAAGGTTGCCCGTGAGATAGTGTCGCTCGCTTCCAAATACAGGAGGGGAGCGACACTGACAAACGAGAATGGGTTTATTGCAGCCTCACAGCGCATTGCGTTAGGCGTTGCTGACGGAATAGAAAATGACATTGCAGTCTGTGCCAAGACTGCGTGCACCATACTCAATATCGGCACGGAGAGCACGGAAGACTTCCTTGTGTCAAAGGTGTTCGGCAAGACATCAATGGAGCGAACCACCAGTTATCTGAAAAACTTTGCGGAGGACATGGTGCGTATGTGCAAGGCTGGCGTATTGATGAAATACACCGACTCGCAGCTCATGTCCGCAATACGTACTGGATATAAAGACCCGTACACCACGTCCGTAATCACGAAGGCAAGAAAGGAGGATATAAACATCGCCACGCCTTCATACGGCAAGGGCGTATTTCATTCGGCGTATCAGAACATCGTCCGCAACGCGCGACAAATGGTAGCCGTCGTATGGGGTAGAGCTGAACAGCAGTACGGCAAGGAACATGGGGCGATAGGCTACTATATCTTTCGAGGAAGTTCGTATCCATGCGCGCACTGCGATGATGAGACAACGTATCTGCACCACTTCGGAGACCCGTTCCCGCCACTGCACTACAGGTGCGTTTGCTATGTTAAATTTGTTTACAAAAAAGAGGAGGAGTAATTATGTCAGAATACACATTGTCTGCCTATATGTACAAGTTGAAAAAGCAGTACAACATGGCGGATATTTCATATCTTATATATGCCGACCTGCGTGCGGCAGGGTGGGGTAAAGGCGACGCTTGGAATGTAGCCTTCCAAGGCCAGGGCCTAAACTGGGCCAAAGCTGAACTGCTTCGCGAGATTGAGAAGCTCGAAGCACTCGACTCAGTTCAGGCGCGCATTGCGGATGTACAGGGCACAAACTCGCCGAAGAACGACGAGATAACCGCGGAGGAACTTGCAAAGGAGACTTCAAAGGAATCCATCCTGCGCAAGCTGGTAGCTGCTGAAAAGAAAGCCAAGAAAGGCTCTCCTGACTGGCTGAAGATTGTGTCGCTTGAGGCGGACTATAACAAAATCAAGCAGGATGAGATAGATGTGGAGAACAATACGATTCACTTCCATTTACCAGTCAACTATCCCACTTCGTGTAAAAATTGCCTTCTTTATAAAAATAAAAAAGATAAATAAATACAGAAATAGCCTCGCAGTAATTTCTTTGCTGCAAGGCTATTTCTGTTTCTACTTGTACTTCTTGCCGGCAACCTTTTCAAGCGTTACCACAAACGTTTCTTCAATCAAACTGTCATTGAAGGTCGGCAGAAAAACCTCTTCTGGAAGTGCCTTTCTTTCTGCCGTCTCCATGATGATACGCAGGCCCATTTCGAGAGCATACTTATCTTCGATGATTTTAATGATACACTCTTCCATAACTATCTCTGTTTACTCTTCTTTCTTTGCAGGCAGGTCGTCCTTGATAAAGCTGTATTCCTGCGTCTCTTCCGCGCTCTTCATGTTGGATATAAGGAAGTGCTCCGCAAGGTCTGCTTCCGTGATGCCGTATGTCTCGTAGATAACTCCGCTTGGCGTGCGCTTCTTGTAGAACTTGCAGGAGTTCCACATCACTCTGCCAAACTTCTGCTGTGACGGTATCTCCTTTTCCTCAAGATTGTTATCCTCACAGAACTGTCTGAAGCTGTCATACAGCGTCTTGGCGTTTATCCAAACTGGTATCTCGCCCTTCGTTCCCTTGTCACAGCGTATCTCATACGCCTTGAGCCATGCCAGCACGGGCTGCGTGCCGAGATATGAAAGAATGAGCTGCTTGCGCGAACCTTCCGCAGACGGAAACTGAAACTTACGCTCTCTCAACATACGCTCGCCTTTAAGAACCCAGTTGAACACACCAGAAAGCTCCTCCTTGATAATCTCCGCCGCAAGACGCGGGTTCTGCTTCTCCTTGGGGATTGTAACGTCGAAGCTGACATACTGCAAGCGTCTGATAAAGCCGAGCGTGACATCCTCGGGGAACGGAAGCTCGTTGAGATTGAAGATGAGGTATGGAAGGCTCTTTGACTCCAGTACGTTCTCGCCCAGCTTTCTGTACGGTACGGGCTCTCCGCTCACAAGCCTCTTGAACATGCCCGTATTCTTGCGTCCAAACTTCTTCGGGTCGGAGTCAGAAGACCAGTTGAAGATGGCGTTACGGATAGGGTAGCGCCCTCTCATGCCCTCGTCACCGTCAGCGGTAAGTTCCGCATAGTCCATTTTTGATATGCGGTCTTTGCCGAACAGGGCGCACATAACCTCGAATATCACACTCTTTCCGTTTGCTCCGCTACCGATAAGCATAAGGCACAGCTCTATTTTGTCGGACATCTTTCCTTCATACGGGTTGTATGCGTCACCGCGCTGCACCAAGCCGAGTCCCATGAACATCTGCAAGATGTCACGCGAGTCCTTGTCGGGCAGCACATCAAGCAGAAATCTCTCCCATTTCTTGCACTTCGCTTTCGGATCGAAGTTGTACGGATGATAGTAAGTCACATGATAATGCGGAGAGAATGGCATCGCCGTAGGAGCCACACGCGCAATACCGAAGTCAACGACACCGTTGGCGAACGCCACAACATCGAACTGCGGAACAAGCACGTTGTAGTTCTTGATTGTGTCGATGAACGACTCCTTTCTGATTGTGGAACGACCGAGCACGGGTGCTATGAACAAGTCCTCCATAAGCAACTGGTAAGCCTGCTCCACAACAATCGGCTCCACCACCTCGTATATTTTTCCGTTGAACGTATAGAACGCTCCTGCAAAATATTTTACAGGGCAGTCCTTGGCAAGTTCCCTGATACTCTTGCAAAAGCCCACCAGGAGCCTGTTCCAGCTCTCGCTGTTCACCTTGCCCCAGTCGGTTCTGTACATACCGAAGCCGTACTTCGCGTCTGCACTCAACGCCTTCAACTGCCCGTACAGCGAATCTATCGCCTCACCACTACTTCTTTTCATTCTTCCTTCTCCTTGTGTTTTTCTCTAATTGTGACATCACCTCGCGTCTTTCTGACCCTGCCGCCGTGCAGATAGACGAAAGCCTTTGCCCCCTCTTCGCAATACACTTCCACCTCCGCATTGTCGTACATGTTGATAAACGCTCTCGCAAGGCCGTTTACAAATACAGTCGCCTCGCAGTCATGCCTTACATATATGTCGCCGCAGCTCTTGCCAGAGTAGGTCAGTCCTGCGACGCACTCTCCGTTTAATATCACCGTCGGCTTGTCATCCGCAATCACGTTCTCGTCCACGTACACGCCGTGGTCGTGAATGACATCTCCGAACTCCTTCCGTATCACTTCGCATGACGGAAAGTTGTGCTCTATGCAGAAGTCAATGCCTCTGACAAACTTCTCGACAAGCTCGTCTTTCGACGTGCCGTCGGCCCATTCGTCAGTCCATTGCTGGCACAGACCCAAGCCGACCGCCTCCGACTTCATCTTAGCCGAAAGTTTCTCTGTCTTTCTGTCCGCCATATTTATTTATCGTCATGCTTTGTGTTTCGTTCTATATACTCGCTCATGGCTTTCATCTTTGCCGTCTGGTACTCCGCATCACCGACGACGGTAGTATCAACGAACATGCCGGTAAAGATAGCCTCTGCATTCTTGCCTTCCGTTCCGTGAGTGCGCCAGTCGCCCTTCTCGTCACGAACCATGCCGAGCGCGTCGATTGCCTCGAACATCGTCGTGCCGATACCGAACTCCACCTTCCATCCGCCGCCGACCGTTTCGACGCAAATGTACGGAAGCGAGCCTCGTGTCAGATGCTTGCGGACATCCTCACGGATACCTTCCTTGTCGCGGAGTTCCTTCAACTCCTGCTTGCTTAGACTGCGCGATTTCTTTGTAACCACAAAATTGCCGCAATATAATTTCTTTCCAAAATCCATATCTATACTTATTTAGTTAAACAATGTTTTTATCCTCTCTAAAGGCATTTCCTTCGCCCATATTCGCATATCAGCGTTGCGTCGCACTTGTTATCGTCTACGTTCTTGCACTTGCTTGTACGCCTAAAATCTTCGGTCGGGAACAGTCGTCTTGCGGCGTTGATGGATGTCGCCTTGTTGTCAGTGCTTTTCTTTCCGCAGTAACTCTTGATAACCTTATCGTGACTTATCCAAATCTCCTTCTGCCAAGTCTTCGGAGGTACAAGATGATAGGGTATCTCAAGCGCAATCAACAGACCTTGCAGCACTCCGAACGTTTCTCCGAACGAGAATGTGGACTTTGCCGACGAACCGAAGATGGCGTGTATCTCCTCCATACAGCACACGCAATTTTCATCGCACACCGTCTTGATGTTTTTCAGAAATATCGCAATGTCGTGATAGTCGCAATCCTGTAAGGAACAATACTCATGCGTGCCGTCAGGGTGCATTACTGCTATGAAACCCTTTGAGCCAGGGTCTATGCCGATGTATGTCTTGTTTGCCATATTATTTTACTCCTGTTGAATTAAAACCGTTGTCACCACGTTTCTTGTTGCCATTTTCTTCTTTCTTGATAACGCCGCTAACAAGTTCCGTGTTCGGTATCTCCACGATACGCATCTGCGCAATCTTCGTGCCGGCTGGGATAATGATGTTCTTTGGCAGATAACTGCCTATTCCAAAGGTTTTTACGATTGCGTTCACCTCGCCGGTATAGCCGCTATCTATCAAGCCAAGTTTAACATCGGCATCAATGCGGACTTCGACAAACTCTCCTTCGAAGTGTTCTCTTCGGGCGTACAAGCCCTTGGAAGACATACCGCTTCTTGACTGTATCACCGCAGCGAGGTGTTCCGGGAGCTGTAGCTTGAAGCCGAGAGGTATCACACATCGGTCCCAATCGTACACCTTCACGTCTTCCTTTGTAAACACATCATAAGCTGCATCGGCATCGTGTGCCTTTTCAGGCATCCTGCCGCCACAAAGTTCTATTACTATCTTCTCTCTTTCCATTTTGTTTTTGTTTATTATGTCTTACCGTTCCACTTTACAAACTCCTCACAAGCCTCATCTTCGCCCATAACGAACGTGTAGAGGTCTTTGGCGAGGCAATAGGGTGCGCCATCTGCATCCTCGTCCGCAAACATTGCGCAGTCCTTGCACTTATAATGCTTCTTGCGCTTATCTCCTTTCTTAATCATAAGCTGTTCCTATTTACATGAACATTATAATCTTCCTCACTAATTTTGTAAAATTCCGCACTCTCGGAGTAATAGCCGTTACTTGTTCCAAACCATCGAATAGAAACATCCCCATGAAACGTTGCTAAATGATAAAATGTCCAAGTATAAGTATCTTCAATACATTCTTCATCTACAGGATAGTCGTTGTTTAACTCTTCCGCTGTCAGTATTTCCTCATTCAGCAAATCAGCGAAATCACCGCAAATATCATCTATATATACATTCTCGCAACACTCTTGGTAGTGCGTCATAATGTAAAATTCTCCATCAGCTGTTTTGAAAAACAAAGCATCGTTTGAGTCATAATGGCCTCTATCGACACTAACGAGTGTTTTTCCTTTTAGCACATCAATTTCGCGATAGTTTTCAAATCCCAAAAACATAAGCTATTCCTCCTTGTCTTTGATTTCTATAAAATCACCGACTCCCAAACGAGCATTGTTGATACAGTCACATATCCAACCCATGAGGTATGCCTGGTGCTCATTTCTGCCGTTATACATCCTTTCCAAATCGCACGCATCGTTGATAGACGATAGAACATGATAAGCCTCATGACAGATATTTTTCATAGTCATATCGCTCTTCTTTGGAAAGACAACGAGATTGCCGAAGTATTTCCCTGCCTTACTCATACATTCGTCATAAACCATACCTCCGTAGTTTCCTTCGCTCATAGGCTCGCCGTTGTGAACAAGAGGCTCGCCTTTCATGTTGGTAAAGCATTTGTCTATTTCTTCTTCAGACGTATTGTACATCACCCAAAGTTTCCTTGGGTAAATCTGCGGTGTATATTCGTAATATCCTTTCTTCTTCATTCTCAATTATTTATTGTTATACTTGTGTCCGCAGTGGTACATATTGCAGACATCACACTTGTAGACGGTCATTCCCAGCTCAATGAGCTTCGGGTGTGTCTTTAGAAACTCCCATGCCTCATCCTCGGTATCGTAGCCAACCTTCTGCTTCCACGAATTTCCCTTGCGAGTCCAATGTCTTGCGTCGGGATGCAGGGTGGAGTAGGGTGCCTTGTTGTGGTATCTATTTTTGCTCATATCCATTTTACGGTTGTTTCTCCGTTGTAACCTTTCTCCCATACAAACCATGCGTAGCTGACTGCACTACCCCCCCCATTGCGCATTGCAGCGAACTTGCCGTTCTTTGCACACAGCACTCTCTTTGAGAATTGCAGTACATACTTAGGTGGCGTGTTCTTATAGAGCCTCTCGTAGCGTTTCTGACCCTCCAAGAACGTTGTCTTGAGAAACATCACACACAAACCTCCGTCGGGCAACAAGTCAAGCGAGTGCTGCACGAACTCCAATGCGTACTTGTAGGGTGGGTTGGTCAGTATGCACTTGCAGCCGTCGGGCATCGCGTCAGCCTTGAAGAAGTCCTGCACATCGCCGTAACCCCGGTCTATAAGGTCGGTGCTCACAACATCGTGCCCGAACTCGACAAGACGCTCTGACAAGCATCCAGTACCACAAGCACACTCCCAAATCTTCTTCGGCAAAGAGAAGTGGCGGACAAGCCTGTCAATCGCCACAGGGTCTGTTGCGTAGAAATCATGCTCCTCGCGCTCCTTGTCCGTGTGATTGCTCGCACCGATTGTTATGAAGGTGCTCTTGCCGTTTCCGCTCCATTCCTTAGTCATTACTCAACCTGTTTGTAACCCAAATTATTAAGTGTCCTGCGGATAAAATCCATTCCTTTCTGATAGACGAGGGTCTTGATGCTAATTTTCACACCGTCATGCGTTGTGTATTTCTGTTCTATCGTGCGGAAATATCCACAGTCAACATACTTCTGATATGGGAGATTGTTCCACATGAGTATTTTCGCGTTGCGCAGAATTTCAAAAAACTTGTTTCTGCCGATATTCTTGAAGTGGAGGGTATTCGCAGCAGCCTTGATGTCGATGGCGGTCTTGCTTTCAGCCACTGCTTCAAAGAACTCTACTTTCGGCTTCTGCATCTCAAGTTGCTTCTGCTGAGCCTCTATCATCTCTTGCTGTTCAGCGGCCAGCCTCAGCGCCTGTGCAAATGTCTTGGGCAGCGCATAAACACCTGTCTTGCGGATGGAAGGCAGCACATCTCCGCACACCCAGTCCTGAAAAGCCTCTGCCTGCGGCTTGTCCGAACGCATTATCACCTTGTACAGGTTACGCTCGCCTATAAAGACCGCTTTCTGCGTTCTTCCCAAAGAGTCGATGACCTCGATTAGAACGACCCCATCGGTCTTTAGTCTATTCTTCACGTCAGATGAGTTATTTATTTCCAGTATCTTGCACACATCCGCCAAGCAGAAAAGCGGTTCATCTCTTGTTCCTGCTGTACGTATCTTTCCGAACTCTACGTTCTCGAATATCCTTATATCATTCATAGTTTCAATATTTTTTTGATTTATGACTCCCTACCACCCTCTTGAAACGCTATAAGCTCCACCTCTGCAAGAACAAACATCTTCGCAAGTTGCTGGTTCTCAACGAAAAGGGATTTTTCCCCTGTCGTAAATAAACTTTTTATAGCTTTAAGAACGTCGCTATGCTCCTTACCGAACTTCTCTGCAACAATCACACTTGTCGTTAGAGCCTGATTATCGTTGCTTCTAAATACAATCTCTTGCATATTATTAGATTTTAAGTTGCAATTATTTCTTCGTTTTATCAAGTTCCATAATCGTAAGTATCGCATAGTTCGCAAGGTCAAGCAGGGAGTCTTTCATACTCTCGTCCTTTACCTTCGCCTCGTCAGACATCAATGACTTCACGCGCTTCAACTTCTCTGCCATGTGCCCGTAGGCGTATGTCATACCGCACTCCGCAAACAATTCCGAGAAGCTATTGCCGTAGTCGTGGTTCTTCGCTTTGAAGGTGTCGTACATGCCATTGGTAATGTCGCGGAACGCTACACACTTCTTTGGGATTAACCGCGTGGACTTACCCTCACGCTCATTACGCAACACGTCCTTTAGGGTTTTATTGTCAACTAATCCGCGTTGCATCACGTCGCCCAAGGATATGTAGAGCGGTTTCTTTCCGAGCGCATCGCTGCGAACCTTGATGTACTCGCCGACCCATGCGCAATGCGGGTCTTTCTTATCGGCGGAGCTTATCAGTTTCGGACCGCCGCACACCTCGAAAAGCGGTACTTGGAGCGTTACATAATTTTTGTCTCCGCGCGGAGTTTTCAGCGTTGTCAGATACTGGGTGGATTCACACATATCCGTGGCACCACGAAAGCTCGCTACTTGATACTTACGCTCGATTTTGTTATTGGGCATCCTAAACTTCAAGCCCTCCTTAATGTCCTCTCTGTTAATCATTGTTACTCCTTTCTTTGAACGGCACCCATATCTCCTCCATCTCGCGCAGCGCAAGCTCGTAGGCATCATATCGTCCTTCGTAGGGTTGTTATTGCTGTGATAAACAATAATGGCAAACACAAAGTAACGAAATAATATTGCCGCATCGTAATATTGACGTGGATGACGTATAAAATTGCAACAACCATACCGACCTCCGTCAGGCAGCGTGCCGTCACCAGATACCACAAGCACATTGAGAGGACGAGTCGCCCATTGTATGTCTATAGGCTCTCCCGATTTTATACGCTCTTTCAACTCACACGCCTCGCAGTACCATGCGTGAAGAGCACCCTCACCGGCATACTCCACCTTTGGTATAGGGCATTTCAGCAGACGCTGCAAATCATCCAATAACTCCTGTTTCATATCTTGTTCTTGTTTTTACCTTCTTGTTTCTTTGTAATGTCTGACATATAGTCATATATCATTCTCGTCATGCCGTTGCACCAGTCGTCAACAAACGGGTCTGCTTGCAGAAGCGGCAACTCCTTGAAGTCACTCTTGAACCAATTGGAGAACTGCAACAGTACATGGCGCATCGTAGCCACATCCGCCGCATTGTCCATCGCACGGGTCAGACCGTCGCAGGACTCGTTTGTCTTAGACTCATAGGGGGTGCTGAATGGCTGCACGTCCACTACCTCTTTCTTCTCTTTCTTGAAAAATCCCATAATTAACATTCGTTATAAAATTCATACAACAAGTATGGAAACATAAAGGAAATTCCCAATACTGTAAAACCAGCAGACAGAGATTTTGCAAAAGCCAATATCGTGACGCCTGAAAAAGCCAGTGAAACTCCCAATATCATCAGAATTTTTAGCCGCTTGCGCCATCTGTTGCGCTTATCCCTCTCCCTCTTTTCCTCCTCTTCATGTCTTTCCATGAGGTTTTCTGTTCCGTTTCCCATACTTTTACAATTAATTTTACTACTTTTGCATCTGATAAAACCAGTCCGTAGAGACGGTCAATTCCGATTAACAGAAAATGAACGATTTATGTAGGTTCCAAATGCAGCCAAATCCCCGATAAACACGGGGTTTGTGTAGGTAGTGTATGATAAGGTTCTCAACCCCTATCCTCACATGCCTCTGAAACGAAGGTACAAAATATGTTCTACAATCATACACAAACTCCCGTAAATACGAGGTTTTTGGTGCATTTTTATCCTACATCGAGTGTATAATAAATATACATAGCTATTCGGCGACAGACAGACGTTCCACTTCCCAGTTTCGACCGCCAGGAAGTTAACAAAACTGAATATACATAAATATACAAGTTTACAGTTTTTAACAAATGGGAACATAAGTTTACACAAAGCCAAAAATCGGAAGAAAAAATTTTTAAAAGAGGTGACTATTTTGGCAAATAGCCAATTCTCAGGGGGGGTGCACCCTGTTTTCTTTATATTATATGCAATAATATAACGTTAATAAGTGTTAAACGTACATTTTATGTTTCACGCTTGCCTAATATTATATAAATTTGTAACCGCTTGAAAATCAGCACTTTATGCACTTATATTAATTTCTGATATGTATAAATATAATGTTTCACGAATAGTTAAACATATTTAAATTCGGCTTGTTTCTGAATTTGTTAAACGTAAATTAACCAAATATTGTGCTATATTATAAGAATTAACCGTTGTTAAAATGTATAACACACTGAAAACCAGTTAGTTACAATAATGTTATATGTGTTAATATGTTTGCTTTTGGTCGAAAATTGTCGTACCTTTGTAGTGTCGAAAGGGAGAAACACCCACGACAACGCACAGGGCGAAGGTAATAACCCTGTGGCGTGGCGGTCTTTAAAATAGTGATACACTAAAGCGGTGCAGCCTACCAACGTAGACCACACCGCCAGCAACTAAAGCGTGAAACGCTCTAATTTATTCACCACTGCAAAATTAGTCGTTTCCTTTGGTTGCTGCAAAGACTTTAGAAGTAATTAGAATTTATTCACCAATTTAAATATATAGAATTATGAAAGCAACTAAAGTAGAGAACAGAGTAAGCGAACAGATCAACACAATCGAGAACGCTCGGAAGTTGGCAAAGGAAGAAGAAAACCCCAGCTACACAAAGATGTTTTTGCCGTGGGTGGAAGCGGTTGCAGAAGACGATACAAAAGAACTCGCGAGCCGTCTGAAAGAAGTTTTAGACGACGCAAACGAAACGGACGACCGCTACAAGCAACTGAGAACCGACTACGAAAAGACAAAAGAACGTTTCGAGGCGTACCAGCTGAAAGCAGCCAACACCGACAAACAAACACTCAAGGCGTTCAAAAAAGCGGTTGCGGTTGCGGTTGCAGAAGTCGCACAACGAACCAACACGGCAACATGGTTCAACTACCGCCGCCTGTATGGTTTGGGGCTTGTTGACAAGCTGCCGAACATGGTGAACACCACTAACAGAGTTAACTCTTTTGTTGTCAAGGCGTTCACGTTCATGCAGCAGTATGCGAAACGCTCTAATGAGTTGGCACGCAAAGAGCGGGCGCTTAATGCAGCCGTTGCAAAGTTCGGTATAACAAAGGAACAAGCCGAACACATGTACCTCGCCGGAATGCTCAAACTATAAGCCGGCGCCGGACGTATCCAGGTGGAGCGGCAAACAGCCGCCCCACCTGGATTTTTCTTGCAATTCATTTTGAGTTGCAAGCGGTTTTTTGTGTCCTTATTTTTCCCCACCGTTTTTCTCTGTTTTCTTATTTTCCCACACGTTTTTAGATACCTCATCGTGGTGTGTGGGTGTTCCTCGTTGTGCTTTTTCTGTGCAACGTGCTAAAATCTAAAAGCAATCGATCTACAGATTTATTTTAATAAATGGTGACACGTGTCGGACGTGCCACGCCCTTTGTTATGGGATTTTGCAAGCGAGATTTTTCCTGTAAGGAAATAGACGGGAATTTCTCGAACTGCAAAATTTGAAACTTTGGGAGCTATTCATAATTCATATTCTACGTTTGGCACACATGGACGAGTTCCTAACGTGCTGCGCTTGTTACGGCTGCGCGCTCTGGTTAAAAAGCAGCCGTCACGGATAATTATTGCATATTCCGTGTGAGGTATCACCAAAAAATCTGCAATACGTTCATAAGGTTGTACGTGGAGCCTAACTGCACACAATGTGTGCGACGTGCGGGATTATCCCGTGAAAACGTGCGAGGAATTGGGCGGTTACTCGCTGCCGTTCTCTATGAGACGGCGACAATGCCCAAAGGGGTACGCTGTACAATACGGTGCAGCGTTCTGGGACACGCAAAGAGAGCGTGACTCCTTGGCAATGGCTGCGTGCGTGGTGACATTCACGCAGCTCCTATTATCAACCAAATAAAAATAGAATTATGTTCAAGAAAATTAATGGGTTCGGGGATAATCACCCTCTATGGTTCAGTATTATTTTTGTATCTGTAGTATTTGCAGCAACAATTCTTGGGGTTGCGCTCAGATAGTTCAGAGCCTTAAAATCTCCCTACGCTTGTAGGGAACATTCACCAATAAATTATAGAATTATGACATTAAAGACATTCAAAGTGCTCGACGCAATCAATCGTGAGGGATTGGATAACACTCAGTGGAATATCTTCGCGCACCTCGAACCTGTGAATACAGGAGAGTTTTACGGAACGAACGAAAACCGCACGCTGCCCGCAGGCGTTTGGATAGCCGTGTACAAGAAGCGTGGCGATACGCTCTATTATTTCCGTTGGCTCAAGCCTGATTTGTGCCTTGATATGTTCGAGGACACGGAGCTGTTATTCTTCAACGTGAGCGATTAGCCTAAAATGGTAGCCGACAGGCTGCCAACTATTAACCAATAAAATTCTATGATTATGAAGAAAAGACAGATTATCTATTCAAGTACGATAATTGTGCTTGGAATTATTCAGCTGCTCCCGTGCGTGTTGCTTGTAAGCGGTACGATAATTGGAAATGTGCTTGGAATTTTCTACGCTCTGTTTGTGTGGTATCTCTGGACGAGTACGAAAAATGGTCGTTGGTTCAGCGTTGAGCTGTACCGCAGTACGCTGCGCTTGGAAAAATTCCTGCTCGGCTGCAATGTGGAGAGTGATTAGTACGATAATTGTGCTTGGAAACTTTCAGCCTAAATGCTGCCCTGTTATATGGGGCAGTACGATAAATCAACCTTACAGAATTATGAGACAGATAGAAATGCGCAGAGTCAAGCGTGGCGAGTTTTTCCGCTTGGCAAATTCAGAGTCCGCTCCCGTGTGGGTGCGTGACGAGTACAACAGAAGTTCCAAAAAATTCGAGGCGTACAAGTACGACAATGTGAATTATTGGAGCGAGTTCAAAGGTTCACGCCTTGTTTACGTGGATTTTGTGTTCTGAAAAATTCAGCCTAAAAAACTGCCTGCAAATTAGGCAGTACGATAAACAACTAATAAAAACAAATGAATTATGGCAACACGAAGAATTAAGTGCGAGGGTTCTCTGTTCATGGAGAGCGTATTCGCGAAGATGCAGGAAATCTACACACACGTTGAGTTCCTTGGTTACGACGGCAAATTCCTGACCGTGGCTTACATTGTCTAAAACCCTGTGCGCAATCATGCGCACGGACTATTAACCAACAAATTTTAGAATTATGACAGAAAAAAGACTCACAGAGGCGAGAAGACTCGCAGAGAAAATTCTTCCTAAGGTTCAGAAGATGCAGCGTGATATGTATTTTAACAATCATGTAAACGTGTGCATTGAGTTTTACGCCTCCGGCTACAGCTTTTATGTAGATGTTTGCAGCACGAGCGACAAGAAGGGCGAGAGCAGGGATTTCCGCGTCGCGTCTTTCAGATTTTACGATTTTTACGAGGCGGAGGAGAACGACGAAACGTTCGAGCGTCTTGCGGAGTACGTAAAGAAGGAGTCCGCAGCCTAAAAATCCCCACGATTGTGGGGTCTATTAACCAACCAAATCACATAATTATGAACACAGAGAAAAATTTTGTAGTGCTTGAGTTTTACCCGAGTTTCACACCGAAAGTCGTGCGAGAGTTTGCAACCCGTGAGGACGCAGTGAAGTTTGCGGAGCTTATGAAGAAAAGCGAGACAGGCAGACATACCTACGCTGTATTTTCACGCATCGAGCCGTAGAGCCTAAAATCGGGCGGTACGATAATTCGTGCCGTCTGCCATTAACCAAACAGAATTATTATGAGTAGAAAAAACAAGACCATGTGCATACTTGCCATGTTGCACAACGAGGTGTATACAGGAGAGCAAATTTTGAACGACAGCGTATTTACGATACAATGCGGAGAAATCAAGAAAAAGGAATTGTACCTCGTTTCATTCAAGAAATTGTCGCAATGCTTTATCAACCATACGCTAAAGCAATTTGCGGAGGATAAGGGATTTTCCTTGGAGCCTGACGTGACTGCGAAAAATCCCTACGGCGACGATGTTTTTCTGTATGAATTGTAGCCTAAACAAGCGGAGTTATTTCTCCGCTGCCATTAACCAATTAAATCATTGAATTATGCTAAGAGACAGAAATTGCGACAAGAATTTTGAACGTTCGTTGATGTATCAGATAAACAAGGCAAAGATTGCAGCTCGCAAGATGCACAACGCACGTATGACCGACTACAATGATCCGAAATCTGAGAATGATTTTCACGACGCTATGGTTGAGATTGTAGCCATTGCTTATCACGATTGAGCCTAAACAACCCGTTACGTTTTGTCACGGGTTCATTTTATCAACCATTTAAAATTTTAGGATTATGAAAAAGAACCCACGAGATTACGAAGTGAACGGCAAAATGTACGCTTACATCCTTGACTCCATCTCTTCCGACGAAGTAGACGTAGAGTCCATGTCAGACAAGGAGCGCATTGAGTTTGCGCTTGATGCGTTCTACGATGAGATTTACAAAAACGACAGGCGCAGAACATCTACTCTGGAGAAACTAACATACTGGATTAGCGGTCTGTGTTCCACCGTGAACGTAGCCTTTACGAACTACGACATTGCCAAGGTTGGCACGGAGTGGGGTTATTGCAGAACAGACGCAAGAACCTCGCAGTTTGTACGTACATGGTTTGAGCGCATCGCTAATGGTATTCTGCGCCTTGCGAAGATTTACGGCGTAGATATGAGCCGTTTCCGTCGCTAATGCCTTTAAATCCTGCGTGACGATTGCACGCAGGAGCAACAACCAACAAATTAAAAATTATGAAGAAAAGAACTTACAAGACGCTCGCCGGCTTGCTTAGAGCTGCCGATGCAGGACAATTCACGATGAGCGACTTTTTAGGCGGACAAATCTACGACAACAAGCATTATAAGTGGCGTCCGTTCGAGCTTACCGACAGCGCTCTGCGTGAGCTGTCTGACGGCTTCTGTCAAGCACTGGGCTGTCAGAAAAGAAAGTACGACGAGGTATTCCACAACATGAAGTACGGCAGAATACAGAACTGCGGAATACTCAGTCGTCTGTGGGTTGAGCTGCGTGGCAACAAGCCGAGCTTTACCTATTGCGTAGGACAGGACGGAGGTTACGAATATCCGCTTGTCAAGAGAATCCTGTATCGTGGTTATTGAGCCTCAACAAATCTGTGCAGCCTATCTGCACAGAACAACGTTTAACCAAATTAATTTCTGAATTATGGCAACAGCAAAAAGAGCATCCGAAAGGAGAAGCAGAACGCTTGCGCAGCAGGCTAAGTCCTACGAGGTGGCAGGCGAGTACGAAATGATGCAGATAATGCACGAGTCGTGGATAAACGGCAATTTCTCCGACTTCAAGCATTATTACAGAGTCTTGAGAATGGAGGACAGACGCAAGTTTGTACACTATCTCTACAACAGCACCGACGAGTACACATTCTACAGAATGATTGACTCGCTCATGTTCGGTTAGCCTAAATCAATCCTCACTATCACGGGTGGGGATTTCTATTAACCAACATTTAGAATTATGACGAGAGAAGAATTTATCGAAAAGTGCAACCATGTTGTTCGCAACTACAGGAATGTAGAGGAGTTCAACAAGTGTATCAACCAAATACTTGACTCTGGCAGCATTGACTTGGATAAAGTTCCGCAGGATTACACTCCAGCCTTTTGGGTTGTAGGTGCGTTGTTTCAGCGGTCAGCCGACCAGTGCGTCAACGGAAGCGTTTTCGAAGAAAAGCGCAGAAAAGACCGCAGGGAATCGAAAAATATTGCGAAGTTCATTCCGTGGTGGTTTTTATAAGCCTAAAAACTCTCCCTCGCGGAGAGTGCAAGTATAACCTAAAACCAAACGATTATGAGAAAGAATTGCAAATGTTACCTGTTTTATGTAAACTTCGGCGCCACAACGTTCTATCACGAGCTAACTCCCGAAGAAGCACGCCAAAAGATGCACGAGTATGCAAGGGAATACCGTCAGGTGTCCGTTCATGTTTTAAAGAATCCATCCACACGTCTTGTTGGAGTCGAAGCAGAAGATGGGGTGTCGCTCGACATCATTTAGCCTAAACGCCTGCGTCATGCAGGCTCTACAAACCAAAATACAAACAATTATGAAGAAAATAGATTTAGGAACACGCACAGCTAATTTGCGTGCAGCTTACAGCGACTTGAAAGATGGATATACAATCATTGTTGGCGAGCTAAAGATGTGGATATACACTTGCGAGAGATGGGGCAGTCCTTCATACGGCAAGGATTATATCTGCTACTGTAGTTACGGACGCAGTGCATCAACAGTCAATTTTAAGAGTTTTGCAGACGCTATGCGTAGAGCCGGCGATGGCAAGCTCGCCTATAGCAGAGAGTGGTAGTCTGAAAACGGAGGGAGCAATCCCTCTGACATTATTAACCAAATTTCAAGAATTATGAAGAGATATTATGTATCAGTCACAGAGATTTTAAACAAGGTAGTGAGTGTTGATGCTGAGAGTGAGGAAGAGGCTGTACAGAAGGTGCAGGATGCCTATAATAATAGTGAAATCATTCTCGATAGTGACAATTTCTGCGGAGAAATAGTAGAGGCAGAAGATAATCAGGGATTCTATGTCAATGAAGAGAAAAACTATGGAGCTTATCAACACATCGAATAGCCAAACGGGGAGAGCAATCTCCCTACCAATAACCAAAACATTATAGATATGAAGATTTTAAGAGACAATGACTACAACAGGCGTCCGATTAAGAATATGACAGCCTCCCGATTAAAGAATAGA